AAGGATGGTTCCGTAGCTCAGCTGGATAGAGCAACGCCCTTCTAAGGCGTGGGTCTTGCGTTCGAATCGCAACGGAATCACAGAAGGCGGTTACTTCGGTAGCTGCCTTTTTTGTTGTATATCAGTGTATTACGTGGTAAAATATTGAAATATAGCTATTTATGCTATGTAATGATTAACATTTATTAGTGCAAGATCATGCACAATCATGCACGCTAATGCACTACTTTTGATACCAAAAATATACCAAGAGTATCAAATGATACCAAAAATATGATACCGATGTTTGGTTGCATTAAATACCAACTTAAAAATTAAAAAGTATGAAGTACCCAACAATGAGGTTTGTGTTCGACAGAAAACATGTCGCCACGAAAAGCAAAAAAGGTCTTGTCCAAATTGAAGTGACATCTGAAGGTAAACGAAAATGGATTGGGACATCGGTTAAGTTGTATTCGGATCAATGGCACGAAAAAAGGAAAGTAGTTAATTCAGTCAACTCAATTCAACTGAATGCTTTGCTTGACGGACAAATGGCAAGACTAAATGATTTTATTCTTGAACTTGTACGGAACGGACAGCAATTCGATTTCGAGAAACTTAATGCATTTCTAGAAAAATCAAATCATTCGGATTCATTCATTGATTTTATACGCATAAGGATAGAAGAGAGGACAGATCTTGAAGAAAGTACACGTAAACAGCATAGAACTTTGCTACAATCGCTTGAAAAGTTCGGAAAGATAAATTATATGGATGACTTGACAAAAGCGAATATAACGCTTTATGACGAGTTTTTGCATCAGCAAGGGATAAGCCAACCTACAATTTATAACTACCATAAAAGGCTTAAACGGTATCTGCATGAGGCAATGAAATTTGGCTTATTGGATGTAGATCCTTATATTGGTTTGCATTTTGAGCGTGGAAAGTTCGAGAAGAGGAAGTATCTCACTGAAAAAGAACTGGAAATAATTCGTTTCTGTAAAATTAATATCCCAGCAATAGATCGAATACGTGATTTGTTTCTTTTTCAGTGCTATACAGGACTTGCTTATGCTGACTTTGAAAAATTCGATTTCCAAAAGGATGTTGAGGAAAGAAACGGAAAATTTATCGTAGCAGATAGACGAAAGAAAACTAACGAGGATTATAAGATAGTTCTTCTCACTCCGGCAATCGAGATATTGAAGAAGTATGATTATAAGCTTCCTATAATTAGCAATCAGAAATACAACGTTTCATTGAAAGTTGTTGCGCAATATGCAGAAATTGACAAGAACATCACTACCCACATGGGCAGGCATACTTTTGCTGTGTTCGCTCTGAACAACGGTGTACCTATTGAGATAGTTTCAAAAATGCTTGGACACACAAATATTAGGACTACGCAGATTTATGCGAAGGTTCTTAATTCGGAAGTCGAAAAGTCGTTCGACCTACTGGAAAGTAAAATAAAAATGGGGCAAATTTAAATTGCCCCTATTTTGTTTCAATTTACGTTAAAATAAAAAAACTGAACCTAGATGCCTTCCGGACACAAGAAAGGCGGTAAATTCAATTATATCGCCTTATGCTAGTTAAACTTGTTTAGGTAAATTTCCCTTCCCTTTTTCCAGCATCTCTTTAAAATCAATCCCTTCTTTTTTATCTTTCTCTGCAAAATACATGAACAAGTCAGCTCCACAGATATAACCTAAAAAGACATCTATCGTATAGTTTGTTATTCCTTCTTCTACGGCTTTAACTTGTTCTATTCTAATTTGTCCTTTTTGTGCCACTGCATACCTCGATAGACCTTTTGATTCTCTAAATGATTGCAATGCTTGTCCTAAGACTTCTCTGTAATTTTGTTTATCCATATCACCTAATATTAAAGTATTTCTTTATATAACTTTGGGACACTCCAGTCTTTTCAGACAAGGCTTTAACTTCAAAATGCTTGGCAAACCGTGACAACGAATATCCCTTCAATTTTTCATCGTTGCTTGTACGATACTGAGCAATAAGGTCAGGAACAACTTTACAGGGAGAATCATTATCCACTTCTTCATTAGCATTCTCGAAAGTATGCATATCATAAGTACCATCTTTCCAATCATTTATTACTTCTTGAAAGTCCGAAATTTCATATCCCCTTTTCTCACACACAGCCTCTATTTGGCTTTCAATAGAAAGAAGCTCATTACATGCAGATCTTATATAAAGGCAGATGTCATTTGAACCTCTAAGAGAGGTATTCGGTTCATGATCTGAAACTCTTACTTTTAGTCCGTTTATTTGATAATACTTGCTCATATTGTTTATTGCCTTATTTCTTATACTGCAAATATACTACAAATATTTGTACTACCAAAGGGAACAATACAAATATTTGTATGTTGTATAACATTAAGCGGTAAATCCAATACATCAAAGATCAGCTACCGACTTATAAGATACAGCCTACCTCATTACTACATAAAAAATGCGCTCGCCTTTTCATTCAGTTTCCCAATGCCACACACAACGTAATTTTGAGTCATCTTAATGTCTGAATGGCCCATCCTTTTGGCAATCTGGAGTAACGGAACACCTAGTTCCGCTAAATTGGTTGCAAAACTTCTTCGTGCGGTATGGGATGCGACAAACTGCCATTTTTCACCCGTCTCATTCTTTCCCCTGCGGAATAGCTTTATCTTTCCATTGATATCACACTCCCGGCAAATATCCCGTATAGTATCGTTAAAACATGCATCTACATATTTCCGCCTCCCGGCAATCGGCAGCAGCTTTTTAAGTATTGGTTTTGCTTCAATGGTTGCAGCTATATTCGTTTTCTTGCTTACGTATGTTATATAACCTCCTTGGATGTTCTCTCCTGTCATTTCAAGAATATCCGAATGTCGGGCACCCGTATAACAACCTATCAAGAACTGAGCCAAGACAATATTCTCTTTCTCATTCTTTGGTCGGTATTGTTCAAGTCTTGAAAGCTCATCCAGGTTAAGATAAACGTTGACGGATGGCGTTCCCTTGACATTTAACCGTTCAGCAAATTTCGGATAAGGCAAAACGAATTCGTCTTTTCCGTCATTTAATACAGCCTTTAGCATTGCCGTGTATGTCCGTACGGAACTTGGTGAGCAAGACGAAAAAAGGCTCAAGATGTCATCTATATTGCTTTTTGTAAAGTCTTCCCATTCTGGAAGCCGGCCCAACAGTTTTTGCATCTTGGTTATGATACCGTAATATTTCGGATATCTGCAAATGAACCTCCCGCAAAAGGTCTTTTTCCAGTCCTTTATATCGGACAACTCAGGTAACAAGCCTAACTTATTCATTCTTTCCATTCCTTCTCGGCTTATCTTGGAGCCGAAAAGAATCTTATTCAATTCATTCAATTCCATAGCCTAATCTTTAACTATTCTTTTCTTGCATAAGATAACAGTAATAATTACTCCCAATGTCCATACAAGAAGGATAAAACCTATACATCCACTTGCACCGCAACATAAAAAGAAAATAAAAATCAGCCAAAGTATAAAACCTAAATACATATCATTCCTCCTCATTTAATTATTAATTTATTCATTTCCCTATTTCATACCCGGTAGCCGTATTACTACCGGGACATCTTAACGCAAACGTTGAACAAGCCTCGCGCGCCTCATGCTATAATGTGGTGTATATGCAAATAGATACAGGAGTGTTGTTTTGCTCTGTATATTGGTAACCTGTATTCATGCTCCAATAAGGCGATGAGCCTAAATACTTCGCCATACGATTACTATAACACGCGTATATATGGAAATACTCCATGAATTTCCCACGCTTTCTTGCATAGCCGCTTATTCGCTTCCATTGCTTATTTAATTGTTCGGGTGTTTTCGTTCTCATATCTATGTCTCCTATTATATTAATTCTCTAAATGATACCGTTTCAAAATCACTTTTAATAATCTCTATTTGTATAGGTTTTGCAAATCGGTTCAACTCTTTGCGTATCTCCCGCATTTCCTCAAATCTCACGGTTACAATGTTCCCGGCAACTAACAAGTTGCGCAATATATTATTCATTACCTCGGTTTTCATATCCTTAAAATTTATCTGATCTATCAATTATAAACTCCCTTATCTTCTCTATATCGGTGCCGCTGATAAACAGGACAGCACCGAACAACAACAGCATCAAACAAAACATATCAACCAACAATATAGGGCTCTGCCATTGGGATATATTCCATGCCGTTAAGCTGGTATATAGGAAGGAAGTTTCTAAACCAACCGTTCCCGGCATCATAAAACCCTTTGAAAACGAAATCAGAAGGAGAAGCGCCTTTAATGATCTTAATCTCTCTATATCCGTATACGTTACTTTCTCCGTTCTTCTTGATGAATTTCTTTAACCAGTTCAAACCCTGAAGGCCTTGCTCCTCTGTCAATGGGATACCGTAACCATTTCCGACACTTTCCAACCAATCGTAATTAATAACGTCCTTTTGTTCTCTGTTAGAACGGTTCTTCAATAGCTGTAGTTGCTGTTTAGTGATTACGCCGTTCTCTTTAATCTCTGAAAAAATACTTTCTAAAGTCTTCATAATGCTATAATTTAAATCGTTAATAATATCATCGTTTAAAACCAAAAGAATGACAGTGTAGGTTGTGTATATGTTTTGGTTGCATATGTAACTATTTCCATCCCTTTGGTATTGCAAATGTAGTGAGTTATCTTTACCTGTTATAATATTATAGATATAATATTCACGAGAAAGTGAAAATAATATTTATCGTAAAAATGAGTAGTTAAACATATAAACAATAAATATGGAAAAATGGTACAAATATGCTTTATATGACTTATAGAGGGTGTTTTGTGAATGTTATTAGTATAATATTTACAACATGAATACCCCACCCCGGGGTGGTGTTTTATTACCAAAAAGGCAAATGATTATCGCTCAAAATTTTTATTTTATTTTTTTATTTTTCCCGTTTGTCTCTTGTTATATTGATTATTTAGTTGTTTGTGCAATTAAATTAATTCAGTTACGCTTTAATATGTATGGTTATTATTCATTTCCTGTATATGTTATTTTTTATACTACATATTATATATCCTTGATATAAAATAAATTAATGATAATATTGTATATTGTGTATATAATCAGTATTTTTGTAGAAAATATAAGTTAATATATGCGATATATATTTCTATAAAACGCTTGTTTTTATGCATTACGTTAACTGGTATTCTTTTAATCATTTAATATTCAAGCACTTTTGTATGAATAGTTATTATGACCATATACTGCATTTAATAGTCACTAAATTATGCACTCTTTCTGACGAGAATGTTTTTGCCCGTTTTTCTTCGGGTTCCGACTTTGCCGAATCTTCTATGATAATCAAGAGTCTTGTGTTTAAGATCATGGCAAATAGTGATTTCTGTTATCTTCATGGCTGTTATTACCTGTTTACTGGTGAGATTTACGAGCCGGTCAATCCTGAGTTGATAGGCAAGGCTATCGAGGAGTGGTTGATTCGCATGCGGGTAAGCAGTAGGATTTTGCATTATTCATCAAAGAAGTTCCAGGACGAGGCTCGTCTTTCTATCCGTATCAATAATCCGTTCTGTCCGGTATTCCATATCAAGGCTTATGTTAACGGTGTGGTTGACTTCACGGACGGGGAGTTGCGTCCTTTTGATGCCAAGTATCATGTTATATACAAGCATCCTTATGAGTATGATCCCAGTGCGAAGTGTCCGATGTGGCAGTCTTTCTTGCGGACTGTCTTGCCGGAGAAGGATAGCAGGTTGATATTGCAAATGTACTTGGGACTATGTACGTTTGACAGGGGGAAGATGATAGACAAGGTTGAGAACTGCCTTATGCTGTTCGGTACTGGTAGCAACGGCAAGTCTGTGATATACGAGACGATAACGGGGATATTCGGCAGGGAGAATGTTTCCTCTATGGGATTGTTGTCTTTGATCAAGGGAGGTGACGAGAGGTTGAGGAATATTGCCAGGATTGACGGCAAGTTGGTTAACATGTGCCCGGAGATACAAGCGCGGGACATATCGGGGTATGAGGACGCGTTCAAGACGTTATGCTCAGGAGAGATGGTTTATGGTCGGAATATCGGAGGGAATGTCTATGAGGTGAGGAATGTCCCTTGGATGATATTCAACATGAACAATCTCCCGAAGGCTTCGGATACGAGCTATGGATATTTCAGGCGTTTCTTGTATGTGATGTTTGAGAATGTCATCCCGGAAGAGATGCAGAACAAGCATCTTGCAGATGATTTGAAGCAGGAATATCCTGGTATATTGAATTGGATTATCAGAGGCGGGAAATATTTAAAGCAAAGAAGGTTTGTCTTTCCGAAGAGCGAGAACTCGGAGAAGCAGAAGCTTATAGTCATGGGGGAAAGCAACATAACTTTCTCCTGGGCTTTTGCACGCGGGGTAAGACCTTCCGCCAATGCCAAGGGCGAGTTATTCACGTGGTTAAGGTCTTCAGACATGTATAACGATATGGTGCGTTATGCGGAAGCCAACGGCTTTGAAAGTGTAAGCATGCAGGACTTTGGAAAGCAACTTACGAAACTGGGATTCGGTAAGATGAGCAGGAGAAGGGATTCCAAGGGAATTATTTACAAGGTTTTCGGATGTAACGAGAAGGAATTGAAGACTCCTGTTCCTATTGTATCTGACATGGACATGGATTTTGACGGGTATAACGGGGACGTGGAGTATGACGCGGAGGATATGTAGAACTTTAATATAGACAAGGTATGATAACTATATACAATATAGGATTGTTTACTCAATATTGTCATTCCGATAGCGTAAAGTACGGATACAATATAGGTTCATTGGCTGTAAAATATGGAGTCACGGATATAAGTGGGTTTTCAGAGAAAGAGCAATCGGATATTTTCTTGAAAATAGAATCGGAAAATGGGGGCATTATAGTAGTGCCTCACGGTGATAGCTTCTTAAGGAGAATATTTATTGAAAAGCTTCTGACAAAGGATGGGTTTATAGATGACAAGTATTTTAATACTCCTTTATATGTAAATATACAGGGGAACGATGTAGAATATAAAATTATTAATTATATAAATAATAGTTTATGAAAGACGGAGAAAAGTTACAGATTGGCAACTGGATTGTCGAAAAGGTGGAGATGGACGGAGTAGATTTCATGGAGGTTCGTGCTTCGGGCGGCATATTCAGATTCATGTATAGGATTGACAGCATGATGTATGGATTGCTTGACAATGTGCTGAAGGAGGACAAGTCGGGCGTAGGTGTTATTTTCAATAACGTATTCGCTGTTGCTACACTTCTTGACGCTGAGTTTCAGAATGATGTAGTTCAAGTTGTTGTACGGGCTATTGATCGCGTGAAATCCGAATCGGTCAGTGACGAGGAAGATGCCAAAATTCTTGCGGAGGAACGTACTAAATATGAGATGAAAAAGGAAATGGAGGGAGAAAATGGGGGAAATAGAAAAAGCGAAAGCCCTGAAAGCGGAAATTGAGAAGGACATTTCCGGTATGCTGGCTACGTATGAGAGGAATACGGGGCTTGTGGTGAATGAAGTGGGTATTGTGAGGCAGCCTATATGTGACGAGATGGGAAGGGAAACTAATTTTAGATATGTGGTGGAATTGGAGGTTAAACTATGAATGAATTTGTAATTATAGCGCTTAATAATGGAACCTGTATAAGGGCAGTACAACAAACGTACTGTCATCCCATAAATGGAGGTGGTATAAGATATCTTGGAGAAGATGGAGAATTTTACTCACCTTCCGATATTGTTTCAATATCACCTTTTGATAAAGAAAAATGTACAATAAGAAGGGATTGTATTTATCAATTAAAAAAAGACAAAGAGCAATTAGAAAGGAAAATAGAATCAATGATTTTATCTTTTTCAGAGCAGTATGGTGTTCATATAGATGCTTCTATCAAAGAACATGAAAGTACCGATGTGAATACAAACAAAAAATCCCAATTTTTTAATGTGACATTGAAAATAAATATATAGCTATGATCAATAAGAATCAAATATATGAGTTTGATCCACAAATATATCCACGTAAAGTTTGGGTGGCAGTTGGAGTTCCTACCAAGGTCTTAAATGACATGTTTGAAGAAAGTATTGAAGATATGGATGAAACCTATGATGCGATTGTTATAAGCACTCGGAGGATTAATCCGGATATTAAGGGTGGGATTCTTATAAGATTCATCAATAAGGATGCACTGACCATATCTAATATCACGCACGAATCCACTCATGCGGCAATGGATATATTTGATTATGTTGGAGCGAAAGTAGATACTAATAACCAAGAGCCATTTTCTTATTTGTGTGGTTGGATTGCTAACTGTTGCTATCAAGTAAAAAGTGGAAAGTTTGATATAAAAAAGTAGTAGCCGGTGATTATTACCCGGCTTTATTTTTAGATTTTATGTATAGAGAGCATGACTTACAGGAGATTGGAAGATAGAAATGGACAGTATTGTCTTCTTCTATTGTTTCTTCCTTTTTCATCTGCTGGAGGTCGGCTATTTTCATAAGAACATCAGCGCGGTCTTTGCCTTTTAGGTCTTTGACTGTGGCGACGAGGGCATTGAGAACTTCGTTCTTGTCGCGGAACTTTCCGGTAAAATCATCTTCGGTTTCTTCTTTCTCGTCCTTATCGCACGAGGTCGGTATTTTCTTGAAACGTCCCAATCGAATTGCCTTTTGCTTGGACTGCATATAGGTAAGAATGTTGGAGTCATTGATGATCTTGTCTATCTGCTGCTTGTTCCATTCATCGGCAAGGGTAGGCTTGTACTGGCCGGTAGCAATAAAAGCTTCAGTAGCATCCCAGCCCATCATTATCATGTCTGCCATTGCGCGTTCCAATACGGATATGTTGTATCTCTTGGTTTCGTTAATGAATCGTTTTGAATATTTGAGCATATTTTCTTGTATTTTAGGTTAATAGATAAACACCATTCCACATACGCAATGATTGTGAAGTGGTGGATACGGGTCTGACATAGGATGAGTCCGCATAGCATATTCGTCACATGTCTGGCAGGGAAAGCTACTGGATCGGAAAGTAATAAAACCTTTTGCGCCCTTCTCTGTTCCCGATAGGTACCAATATTTCATCCAACCTTCTGCCACCGCAAATACGGTCAGATTACGGAGGGCCGTGAAACTGCTATTGGTTCGTCCTATCCCGTAGCTTATACCATCGGTCCGTATGCGTGTGGCGTTCATATCTCCTGCTTTGACTGCTTCTATAAAGTCTGGATTGTCGTACGGGTGTTCCAGGTTTTTGGATATGAGTTGAAGGGTGGCAGCTTTCGATGTTCCCGCAAGCATAGATGCGGCGATGGCGGCTTCCAGCTCATATTTGTATCGGTTGGCATATATGGCGTTACGTTCGCCGAATGTTTTTCCGTATGAGTTGCGTGTGATATATGCTAATATCTCTTCTTCCTTATCATTGTGAGTGGCTACAGAAAGTGTTGAAGTGTAGTCTTCAATAGTGGCTCGCAAATCAGAAATGATAGCTTCCACCTCGTGCTTCAGATTCCGGTCTAAGGAAAAGCGGAACATCTTTGGAGGTATGCCGTATTTGTGGGATATGGATATTATTCTTTCAGCAGCACGGAGCATAGCGGTACGGAGATTTCTCCCCATGCTTTTTTCAGCTTGCAGCCTCTGGCGGATATAATCCTTCGCTTCCTCTATTTCTCTGTCTGACGGATATCTCATTAGGCTTTCACTCCCTCTTCTACGGTGACTTGGTTTCCTTCTGTCTTATTCGCTTTAGCTGTCTTTAGTTCAAAGAGAAGGTCGGCTTGCTGTTCTTCTTTCTTTTCCCGGACGATCCTGTCCCATTCTCCATTAGTGGTATATAAAGTTTCTATACGTTCGGATGCAGTTTGTCTGGAACAGAAACCATTTTGTACAGCAGTTGCAAGGTCAGAAATGACAGTGGACGTGTTCACATGTACATACGGCTCTATCCACCATTTCATATTGAGATTGGTAAAATCGATGGTCTTTTTCATTTCCATTCCGTAACCATAGGAGAATATGGCTACCATGTCATCAAGGAACTTTTGGTATTTGGGAGCATCGTTCATAGCTTTCTCAACAGCCGGAGAATAGAGGATTTTTAATGCTGCCGCCGGTAAATCTCCTGATTTTAGTTCTGGAGGTTCAACTATGAAAGATTGGGTAAATATCATCTTGTAGAGCGTATCGAGTTGCTTCATGTAACTTTCAGATGCGCTTTGGGCACTTAAATAGGACACTTTGTCGTCTGTACCCATTGAAAGTGTCTTAATTGTACCATTAGTATCATATTGAGCATCAAGCCTATCTCCTTCACCTTGAAACACAAGGGTTGGCTCTCCAAATGCCTGGTTGTTATGTGCCATTTGTGAAAATGACATTTCGTAAGCATCTATGCTGTCTTGAGATGCACTCCAACAAGCTCCGTCTTCGTCTCGATGGTAGGCCACAGGAATGAAAGGGAACCCGTGTGGGCGTTTTTCTACTAAAGAATATCCATCTACTCCAAAGAGGCCAAGAATCTTGTCCTTAAATGTCTTTGCGGCTTCTCCGTTGCGTTTGAAACGGTACATATAAGTTTTATCCCATACTTCCAACCATTCTGTTGTCGTTCCTCCGTTATTGTCGGTATCATTAAACGAGCGGGCAAAGAGGCGAAGTTTTCCGGTGATTGAGTCGTAATGCGGATAGAGTGTATCTCCATTGGCAAACGACAATACCTTATGCCCGAACACTCCATTGTCTAAATATCCAAGAAAAGCCGTATCTCCTGTGGTCTTTACGGAATTTGCAGCATCAAAAAAGGCTATTTCCATATTTTTTTTCAGCCATCCTTCACGGTATATGTTAAATATATCCATATCTTTCTGAGAAGGTTTAGGACTGCATAGTTCAAACTGTATGTCGTTTCCGCACAGATGCACCATCTGCTTTATCTTGATTATTTGCTGGAAAGCAAATGCGTATCGGGGAACAAATTCAGTATAGTAACGGCTTTTCGTTTTTCCGGTATCATTTCCTTCCGCATCAAGTACAGGTACAAGTTCCTCACGAGTGATATCCGGATATACCGTAGGGTCATTTATGGCATGGCCGCTTGGATAATATTCACGGAGAAAATCCGCTTGTGTCACTATGCTGAAAGCGATGTCATCAGAAGGCATCGGCACCTCTGTGGATGCTGTAAAAGTGCCATGAGAATTTCCGTTGGGAAGTATTTTCTTCCACGGTCTTTTAGTTTTTACTTCTTTGGTATTCATCTTCTATAGCGGTTAAATGGTCTGACTATTCTGGCTAATCTTGGTTTTACGTGAGCGGTTTTCTTTATTTCAAATATCATACGCATAAGCATGGCTTCAATGAAGTCCGGTGAGTGCCCTACAATGGATTTCATTTCCACCTTCTTTATGAGTGAGAATCCTTTGTCAGCTTCGTTTATGCTTTGTCTTATAGCTTTTCTCTCTTTGTTTAGTATGAGAGAAAGCGGTGTACCGTTAAATTTCTTGTCTATCAGATTTTCGTTTATTGAAATTTCGCAGTTAATAAGTTTATCGGCAAAAAGATATGCAGCTTGTGATTTGAGGTTGGCGTAAATTCCCTTGAACTCATCGGTGACAGCTTCACGGTTGTTGAACGGTATCGCTTTCGGGAAAAATCCTTTGAATGCTTGTCCCAAACCGTTGAGGTCATATGTGAAGTTCTCTTCTCTCACATGCCATTCATTGAGTTTTGATTTTACTGCATTGACTGCCATTCGGGAATTGAACTGACATACGTATATGTCCTGAATGTGCCATCCCACCCATAGCACCATCACCATGTTGTCACCTCCTTCAAAAGCCACATCACATGACACCCTGCGGACATTATCGCCTTGCTTATAAGGGGCATGATAGAAGTTTTCCATGTGCTGAAGCTTTATCATATCGTCACCTACTGAGCGGTATTTCCAGTTGCCGTCGAGATCACGGGCACGCTGTTCTTCGGATTGGTTGGCGAGGTTGGCAAGATAGGTGGGGTCTGAACGCATTAGTTGTATGTTGTCCGATAGTTTAGCTTCAATAAATGTAGCAGACTTTATAAACAGGTCTTGTGGTGTTCCGTACTGCTCATATTCAGCTCTCCAATATTTGTCTATTGTTTCCTTACACTGTTGATATACTTCTTCCTTTGTATCTCCCCAATAAATCCCGCTTGTACTGTCACCGTCCATGAAACAATATCGCACTATTCCGTCACGTTCCGGTATAGGGAATCCATCTTCTCCTATCCACCAGTCTATGAATTTGGCTACCCAACTATCGGGATCAGGGTTACAGGTCCCTATAATGCGGTTTCGGATAGAATAAGCATTACGGTTGCAAGTAACCATGTATTTGAACTTTGTATAGTCCATGTGAGTTATTTCGTCCACTCCCACATAAGAGTATTGATGGCCTTGGAAACGTTTTTTAAAATCTTCCACGCTATCAGCATGATAAGAAAATTCAAGATATCCTCCTTTGTCAAAATTCCAAGTCATATCATTTTTTGACTTATTGTATTTTCCAAAAGGATTGTACAGCTTGTATGACGTTTCAACAAGGTCTGAAAGGTCGTTTATCTCATGACGCATAATCACAGATCGGAAGTTCTGGTTTTTTATATCTTTCAAAGCTTCCATTAATAAAGTAAAAGATTTTGAACCTCCGCGGCACCCTCCCCCAATTATAATATCTGCACTTGAGTTGAGCATCTTTTCCTGTCCTCCAAGTTGAGCTATTATCTTTAAGTGGTTAGGGCGTTTCTTGTCTGCATCGCGAAGAGATTGAACATAATCACAATCCAGCACCTCGCATCCGTCTTTTGTTGTCAGCTTTTTATCTATCAGTTCCATATATACGAAAAAAGAGCTGTATCGGCGGGCAATAATGCTCACTAATACAGCTCTTTGGCTTGGTTATATTTGCAAATATATGTATATTATCTAAACTTTCATAGAAAATAAACGTATTTTTTGTTTGAAATTTGCAATAAGCTTTTTATATTTGCAACATAATCAGTAAAGTATGATAAAAGTAAGGACTTCATTAGATGACTCTTGTATAAAGGAAGAAACATTACAAATGGTTACATGTCCGATATGTGGACAAAAAATGGGTGAAGTCAGATACTTGAATGGAGTAATCATGCTTCGTATTCAATGCAGGCGATGCAGGAGTTATATCAAAATTGATGTGACAGGAACGAAATAAGAATTTTAAATATATAAAGCCGATAGAGCTGTATTGGAGGAAAAACCTCTGATGCAGCTCTATTTTTTATTCAAAACCTATGGAAAAAGAAAAAATCTTATCCACTCTGACTGAGAAGCTTGGAAAAACCAGTTTCTCTCAGAAAACACTGGAAACATACGTGGGAAAACATTTGCCCTCAGAGGGAACAGAGCCGGACGATGCTTATTGGGCATTGCATACAGAGGTGCTGAAAACCCTTGAAGGGCAGTACAACCATGATGTTGCCGAAGCAGTGGAGGAAGCGAAGAAAAACTTTGCAACCCCACAAAATCCCAATCCGAAGCCCAATACTACTCCCTTAGCTGACGATGCGATAACCAAGCGTCTGGAAGCCCTGGAAAAAGCACTTGCCGATGAGAAGAAAAAATCTTCCATGGACATGCTGAGAAACTCGGTTTTGGAAAAGGGGCAAGAGTTGAAAGTATCTAACAAGTCACTTTGGAACGATGTAGTGAAAATGGTGGAAATTGAGGATGGCATGGATGATACCCAGCTGACCGAATCAGCCAAGAAGCTATACGAAGAGCGCCTCAAATCCTATCTTGGAGAAGGTGCCACTCCTTATGGTGGTGGAGGAACCGCTTCACCCGATAGCAAGGAGTACGAGAAGGAGCTTGATGATTTTTTCAATCGCAAAGCGAAAGAGGGGAAATTCCCTGAAAAGAAGTAAAACTAAAATCCATTAAGAAATGAGTACACTAGGAAATGTATTTGGCAAGACCTCCAAGGAATATGGGGGCGGCAAAAACATTTGGCACGAAGTGAAAGGGCAGTTTCCTGTAGGTGGAAATATTAAGAATATCTCTACCTATATAGGCTCTGTCATACCTTCCGGCTCAATGTGCAAGTTCGATCAGGCAAAAGGTGAAATTACCATTGTCAAGGCGAGCGAAGTAAAAACTACCACACAAGAGTCCGGTACTGTAGAACCTTCCACCATAAAGGGGCTTCTGTACCATGACGTGTATGTAGATGCGGACCTAGAGTCTCCGTATGCTACGGGCGCAGTAGTTTTTGCAGGAGAGATTTATATTGACCGTCTGGCAGAAGAAATTCCCGATGAGGTATTAGCGGTACTGCCAATGATTGTTCCCATTCACGAAAAATAAGGAGGTAAACAGATGAGAACAAATGTGAAGAACTATTATGATCTACTGACTTTCGGACTTGGAAACGCTCAGTTTCAAAGTTTCGTAGACCGTTTCAATGATAAGTACAATGTGCTTAACGTGGACGGTTTTGACTGGGATAATGAAATCCAGCTTGATTATACCTATGAACAGCTAATCAGTTCACTTAATATCGCAACGTTACCCGTATATGTTGATGAAGCTTCTGAAGGACTTGACAAAAGTTTCGGCAAATTCAACATCGGTTCAAACAAGATTCCTACCCAGAAGCACCGTTATCCAATCAGTGCCAAGATGTTACGCGAGCAGATGATAATGATCCAACGTTTTGGAGAAGCTGCTATGACGCAAGGAGCTAGAGATTCTATCCGAAATCTTATGTTTGACAGTACGGACAAGCTGCTTGCGGGTAACAGAAATGCGTTGACACATCAACGTATGCGTATCGTTTCCAAAGGACAGTTTACCATTGACTTGGAGAATAATCCGAGAGGCTTGAAGGGACTTACCTTTGACTTTGGTGTACCTTCTGCAAACAAGGAAACTCTTACGGGTACAGCAAGATGGTGGACCACCTCCGACCATTTGCCTGCAAACGAAGGCTCTACTTCCGATCCTATCCTGTTCTTAAAGAACAAGAGAAAAGCGATGAGAAAGCTCGGATTCCCTAATGGGCATTTTGAAATAGCCAGTGATCTTTGGGATGATTTATTGACTCACACTAAGGTACTGTCACGTATCGGATTGTCCTTATATCCGCAAGCGGCCAGTGCTACCAAGCCTGATACTGTAGGTGCACAATATGCACAGAACATGAGTGATGAAGCCAAAAAATCGGCTTTCGAAGCTTTGGTGGGTTGTCCTATCGTTCCGAGAGACAGCATTGCGGCTGTAGAGAAATTCGACGAAGACGCAAAAGAAATCAAGCCTGTTAATATCGAGAATTTCGATCCGTTGAATGTATCATTCGTACCGGACGGTCAATTGGGTACTATTAAGGCCGTACAGCCGATTGTACTTGCTGATGACCCAACGGAGAGAATCGCATGGTTTGACGGAGGCCGTACGCTGTTGACACAGAGATACGAGAGCAAGACAAGAACGATGTACATAGAGAGCGAAATGGCGGTCCTTTGTGTTCCGCAGATGCCGCAGTATATGTGTATCTATACTGTTACAGCTTAAAGGCAAAGTGAAATGAATGATAATTCTCAAAATACAGTAGTACTTGACACAACCATTGAAGGTTATCTCCGTGGTTGTGTCGGGTTTGATGTAGACGATAGCGCTATAAGCACTATACTAATAGACCGTGGCCTCCTTCCGGGTACAGATGTGACGGAACTTGACAAACGGACAAAAGAGTTGTGCAAAGCTGACCTTTATATGTGGTGCGCAAGCACTCCAAGCGTGAAGGGAAGCATAGAGGATAGCCATGGCGTTTGGAAACATAAGGAAGGTGGAATGCAGAGTTCTGCATTCGACAAACGAAACCTTCGCGCAATGGCTAACGACATCTACAAGCGGTATGGAGAGAATACTACAGGTTCAACTATCAGAATGACTGCAAGGGGGATGAGGATATGGCGAAAGTAAATAATCCAAGCTTTCCGCATACGTGCAAGATTTACCAGATGGAGGGAGAAACTTCTTTCAATGACGGGAATGAAATGGTTTTGTACGAGGGTAAGTGTATGAAGTATGGAAGCAACAGTCTTCGTACTTTCAAGACTGACAATGTGCTGAAAGGTGATTACGCTGTGGACGTTCCAGGTTTGATACTTGGAGTGAATAAAGGTGACTTTATAGACTTTACGGATTACAGCGGCACATTTACGAAAAACGTTATATCTGACCTTGCCCCGTCTGAAATGGGAAGTACGTTTTATTTCAATATGGCTAGCAACTAAGGATATGGGAACGAACACGAAAGCTCTGAATGAAGGATTCAAGACGTTCAAGAAACTGATGGACACACAGATGCTGGACGTTCTGACGAATGCTTCTTACAAGTTACTTGTGGACGCAGAGTTTTCAAAGGAGTTTCAAAACCTTACAGGAAACACTATCACTTCTTACATGGTAGGTATTTTCAAGAAGGGAAAACTGGCAAGAACGATTGCATTGAAAGATATGGATCATCTTCCTAATCCTACCCGAAGGAAATTGAGCTACAAAAAGGATGGTGTTGCGATTGTGGAGGAATACATGACAGGAAGAGAAAGGATTGTAAGGCTGAAAGATGTGGTTGAAACAGACAAGATGTATGGATATACCACAGCCAAGAGGTTTCTTACGACTTACAAACCGGAAGTCTATAAGGGTTACGGTATAGTAATGTGTACAGGAACTGAGTATTCCGATTTTCTGGAAGACATGTATGGCTTGAATGTTCTGACCGAGACCTTTCAAATTTCTCCGAGGGTGCTGGCCCAAAGTTTAAGACCGATAGAATAAATGGCACACGTAACGAGATACTATATAAGCGATATTCTTAAAGATGTCTGTGCTAACGTAACGGACGTGAGCAGGAATGTATTTCCTGAACACAGGCCCGCTACCCAGAAACAGATGGAAGATATGGTAGTGGTTTCGTTTCCGGTTTCGTGGGACGATCAGAACGCATACCAGAGTACTACAATGCGGTTTGAGTTGATGGCTAGAAACAGGGCAAACGGTGTAGCTTACACAAAGCGGTTGCAGGAAATGGCGGACGTTCTCATGGAGAAGTTTCCCATGAAAGGCGGAAGGTATTCGGTGACGAAGCCTCGCGTGGTTATGAAAGGAGATGACGGGCTGGGCTTTACAGTCTGGTTCGTTCAGGCAAAACTGATAGTGAACACAACGGATAGTTATACAAATGAATTATAAAAAATTATAGGAGAAAATAATATGGCAGGAATGACTATTACAGACAAACTTTCATCTCTTGAAACTTTGTTTAATGACATTGAAGAGGTTTATTACAAAAGTACTGAAATAAAATCCACCGACCTTGCGGCTGCTGCTCTGACTGTGGACATGGAGCTTCCAGTGCTGGAAGACGGTGTTTCCTTTGACACAGGAGCTGCTGACGTGACAGAGATTAAATTGACAACGGGAAGAATCTGGACTTCAAAGGCTGTAAAAGGCGACAGTGACATCTCTTTGCAAATAGCCTCCGTAGCGGGAAAAATAAATGAATTGCTCATGGGTACCGTAAAGACCGCTGCGGGTGCGGATGTTTCAGTTAATGCCGCTTCCGGTCTAATTGACGGAAGTACTTATAAAGGCAAGGGATATAGCATGAATCCCAAGAAGGTTTTGGGTTCTCTCATATTCCCAAGCAATGATAAAAGTACTATAATCATACTTCCTAAAGTGGAAATGTATTCTTCACTGGTTGCCGCTGACGGTGATAACCCTGCATACTTCAATGTGACCGTAACACCTAAAGCAAATTCGGAAGAAGTGGAAATATTCATTTTGGAGAAGACTGAAGCTCCCGGGGAATAAAGAGTACATATTTCATGTGATTGAATATCTGTTTAAAGGTGGTGGCGTGTGTGTGCCGCCGCCTTTCTTCTTTTAAAAATTTATTTATGGCAAAGAAAAAGACAGTGGAAGAAGCCACTACAGAGCAGGAAAAAGCTCTGAATTCAATTGTTGAGAACAAGAAAGACATAGTAAAGATAAGGGGCAGAAAATTCAGTATAAGCTGGATGAGAAACCGTACCAGGCGTAAAGTGACGGACATTCTTTTGGAAGAAAAAGAGGAAGACAAGGTTTCGGCAAAGTGCGCTGCCGCATTGGTGTTGAATGGATATTTCAAAATAAAATTTTTCTATTGGCTCTTATGGCGGTGGTTCTATTACGTAAAGCAGTACAGCGATAAGGAGCTTCTTCCGCTTGTGGATATGTGTAAAAAAAAAGCACAACTGGAAGACTATTTCTTGATTACAATATATCTGACCGAGATGAGGGACACGATAAAGTCGATGACGAGGGAGGAAGTAAATCGTATCCGTCAAGAGAGTTTTATGGCGCAGCGTGGGCAATCGGGGAAAAGCACCCCTGTCTCACCGAACCCCTAAGGCTGTTCTGGGGGCTCTGGACTGTGCCGATGTGGGGATATTATGATGCTTATACAGCGGCACAGATTGAGCTTATGGCTTGTGACTGCCCAATAACGGTGTACGGGAATGGCAGAAGCAAGGGCAAGGATAAAGGTAAACATGGAGATAACTTCAAGCGGGCTGACGCTTTGGACGTGATGGTACGTGCGAAGAAGTGGGAAGAGAAGTACGGCAAAAATGGTGCGGGCGTAACGCTTGATTTGAGTGGTTTTAAGTTGGGCAATAAAATATAGGAGGAAGCGCAGATATGGCAAATTTGGGTTCATTGTTTTACTCGTTGTATCTGAAGGATATGACGGATGCTGATATATCCAAGATAAAGGCTAAGCTGGAAGAGAAGCTGAACATAAAGATAGGTGTTGACGTGAGTGAAAAAGCGGTTGACGAGGTTCTGAACAAACTTAGAGAGAAGGGAAAGGAGATAACGAAAAACAGCGTTGTACAGCAGGCGGCTGACAGGGCGGAGCAGACTTCAAGAGACATAATATTAAAACAATTGGAGCGCGAGGGAAGAATGTGGAGCGATATCCAGGCTAAAAAGGAGAAGGCTATGCAACCCGTGAACCAGGCGTTAAGTTATTCTCGTACTCAGTCTGCCATATCGTTGCCTTACGAAAGCGCTTCTTATCAGAACGCCCAGAATCAGTTGAGGGCTTATTACCAAGAACAGGAAAGAATGGCCAAGTCTGCCCATGCGGATGACAATAGGCGCATAAACGACTTGGTACGTATCACTTCGGCTATACAAAGAGCCAATAACGCTATGCAGAGGCTTTCTCTCCATTCTAAGATAGGCGGAATTGCAGGGCCAAAGACTGAACAAGGTATTGAACAGCTTAGGCAATATATACATATGTTGGAGAGAGCCAAGTCTTCAAGTGCAGGAATGACAAATGCCTTGAATTCCATAAGAAGCGGAAATCTCACGGCTGTTATCAACCAAGCAAACAGGCTTGCGACCGAGCAAGGTAAGCTTAATGCGGAAAAGAACAGGGCTTTGGCTCTTGAAACAAGGCATAAGGCTGCGCTAGATAAAACTAACGCGAGTCTGAAATCGCAGGATGGCATTGTCAGAAGTTTGCAGGGGCAGATAGCAAATATGTACTCCATTTATACGTTGGAAAGGTTTGCTACTCAGTTAATCGAGATTGGAGGTGAGTTCCAGAAGCAGCATATAGCGTTGCAGTCCATTCTTGGTGATGGGGCCAAAGCTGATGCGATGTTCTCAAAGATTAAGAATCTGGCTATTGAAAGTCCGTTCACTTTCCAGCAACTTGCCGGATATACCAAGCAGTTGGCGGCTTTCCAGATACCTTATGAAGAGCTTTATGATACCACTAAGAGATTAGCGGATGTTTCAGCCGGGCTTGGTGTGGATATGGGGCGTATCATACTTGCTTATGGGCAGGTACGTAGTGCGGCTTTTCTCCGTGGGCAGGAAGTAAGACAGTTTACGGAGGCTGGTATTCCGTTGCTGGATGAATTGGCAAAGAAGTTTACGCAACTTGAAAACCGTGTTGTTAGTGTCGGTGAGGTATTCGACAAGATAAGCAACCGTGAAGTTCCGTTTGAGATGGTTAAGGAGGTTTTTACCGATCTGACTAATGAGGGCGGAAAGTTCTATAATATGCAGGCTAAGTTATCTGACAGTCTTTCCGGTAAGCTTGCAAAGTTGAAGGATGCCTATCAGATTATGCTTGCTGACATTGCGCAGGCGAACAATAGTTTGCTGGGTGGTAGCGTTGACATGGTTAGGATACTTACGGAACATTGGAGGGAGTTGCTTCCGGTGCTCACGGGAGTTATAGGGGCTTACGGAGCTTATAGAACGGCTATATTGCTTGTGAACACTGCACAAAAAGCAAATATTGCTATAAATTCAGTTCAAGCCATTATGAATGTATCAAGAGCATTAAGAGGTCTTACTGCTTTGACTAAAGCACAGGCGGTTGCTCAAGGAGTTCTAAATGCAGTAATGGCAGCTAACCCACTGTACTTGATTGCAACCGTAATAGGTGTTGTTATAGGAGGTATAGTAGCTTATACAATGAGCATTGATGATGCTACAGACGCCTTGACAGAATACAACAAAAAGGTGCAAGAACAAGCTGACAAGTTATATGAAAGCAAACAAAAAATGTCTGCTTATCTTGACACTCTATTTAATGCAAAAAAGGCAGAAGATGAAAGAAGACGTGCTTTTTCTGAAATGCAAAATTTATATCCTTCTGCATTTAAGAATATGACATACGAGCAAGCTCTTTTGAGAGGGGAAATCGCATTAAGGAAAGAAGCTACTGAAATTGCTCGTATGCAAGCTAAGGTTACCGCTGAAAATAACTATAGGGATAGCCTTAAAAATCTGATTGAAGCAGAAAGGGAAATGAGATATGCTGAACAAAGATCGGCAGCAAGTGATGGGCATATTATGGAAACGGACATAGTTAAAGAAGCCCGTGAAAATCTTGAAAGAGCTAAGGAAATTGTAAAACAATCCAGAAATGAGCTTTATGGAGTCGTAAAATCAAATTTGGCTATAAAAAAGAAAATCTCATCGCGTTGGTTTACAGAAAGTACAGCCATTGCAGGGAAAAATGGTTCTCTTGCTCCAAAAGAAAATGAAGGAAGAGAAGACTATTTTAAGCGAATAGGAGAAGTTATAGACGAGCTAAACGGAAAAATAAACGCTCTAAACAAAGATAGCAAACAGGCACAGGAAATTCTTCCTGGATATATTTCTAAACTTGCTAAAGCTAAACGAATTTACGAGGATGCGCTTGGAGGTGCACCCAGAAAAGAAAGAGGTGTAGATAAGTCTGATCCAATAGCAGAAAAGTACAAGAATGAAATTGCCTTACTGAAAGAACTTTATTCAGAATACAAGAAATACGTTGATTTGCAAGGTAAAGAAAAGGCGTTGAATACAGTTAAGTCCGATTCACGGTTTAAATCTTTCTTTGATAATAATATTGATATAAATAATATTGGCGGATATATAAAGAGTAATATTATTCCCAAGCTTAATCTCAATGTGAAGAAACAAAAGGACGTTATAGACAGTGGTCTTAAACTTGGAGTAGATATTGATGCTGACGGATTGAAAAATGCTACTGCTAAAACTCTGAAAGATATCCAGAAATACATTGATGATACTACAAGGAAGTGGGACTTATTTAAATCCATACGAGAAAAAACGGGGAATAAAAAGTTTGCCATGCAGCTTGCTTTCGGTGAACTTAATGTTGGTGAAACAGATATGCTGAAAAGCTTCCGTGAGGAGATTGAAAAAGGCATAGAAGGAAAAGGAATATCTTTTGAGGATGTTCTGAAAATGGATGAAGCATCAATGAAAGATGCTGGCATTTCGTCGATAGAGCCATACGTGAAAGCCTACAATGATGGTATGATGCAGCTAAGAAAAGATACGGCTGATAACTTGGCTGAACTTGTGAGCAAATATCGTGACTATGCCACACAAGTGACGGAAATTGAAAACAAGTTGAATGATGATTTATCTGAGATAGAGAATAATCGCCATAAATTTGAATCCAGTGGTGTAGATGTTGACAAGATGATTGCCGAGCGTAAGAAGCAGGCTGATGAGGAGATAGGAAGCGTAGCTTTTGAACAGTTTAAAGAATCTTCCGATTGGGTAAGCATATTCGATGATTTGGATAGGGTTTCAAATACGACTCTTGATGATATGATTGATAAGGTAGAAAAGTTCGCTGCTTCCCAAAAATTTTCCGTGGAAGAGACAAAGGAACTTGTGGAAGCCCTTCGGAAACTAAGGAGTGAGCAGACAGAGCGTAATCCATTCAGGGCGCTAGGAGAATCTTTCACGAATATCAAAAACGCAAGGAATGCATTGAAGAACGCAAAAACAGATGCAGAAAAGGAGAGCGCAAATAATCAGCTTAAAGCAGCAGAAGCAGAACAGGCGGATGCAATACAAGGCGTAATAAGTAAATTTGATGCTTTAGCAGATGCTGCCGACTTCCTTGGTGGTGTGTTTGAAAACCTTGGACTTGGCTCAGGTCTTTCCGATACAGCAGGAGTTATGGGAAGTGCGGTTGGCGGTGCTTCAACAATGCAGGGAATAACTTCCGCCTTGGGAGCGGCAGGGCCTTGGGGAGCCGCAGCCGGTGCGGCTTTAGGTCTAATAAGCGGAATTGCCCAGATTCACGATAAGAAGTTAGACAAGGCTATAGAACGAAGTAAACAGCGTGTAGAGGACTTAAAGGCTGCATATGATAATCTGAATGATTCTGTAGAAAGATTTGGAGGTACAGGCACAAGAGCGGTTGAGCAACAACTTGCCCTGTACGAACAATTGAATGAACAGGTACAGAGGAGCGGAAGCTCTTTAAGTACAAGTTATTCTACCGTATATGAGGTGCTGAAAAATAGTGGTAGATATGCGGAGCACCTGAAAGAACAGATAAAAGAGGGAGAGCTTACAGCCCAAAAAATATCCAAGTTTTTTGGAACAAACATTAAACTTTTCTCCGTAGAAGCTGATAAAGAGGTTCTGAAAGCACTTGAAGATGTAGGCATAGGCGGAACAGATGCGTTGCAAGCATATCAAGCTCAATATATTTCACTCGTGGCACAACGAAGGGAACTTGAAGGGCAGCTCCGTGACGAAGAAAGTAAAAAGAAATCGGATAGTGGGAAAATTGCTGATTATCAACAACAGATAAATGAATTAAATGGTCAGATACGTTACTTTATCGAGGATTTGGCGAAAGAGTTGTATGCAATAGACTTTGACGGATGGGCTGGTCAACTTAGCGATGCGCTTGTTAATGCTTTTGCTAATGGAGAAGATGCGGCTGAAGCTTTTGACAAAGCGGTCAACAATATAATGAAAGATGTAGCTAATTCCATCCTGAAGAATATGGTTATCGCTCCGATGATGGAAAAGCTACAAAAGAAGCTGTTTGGCGATGAAAACGGTAAAGGAGGTGTATTTGAAAACTTTGAAGACTTAAACAACAATACAGAGCTTGCCGCTTCAACTATAAAGAACTTTTTTGATACAGAGGGAAATGCAATGCTTGAAGCATCAGATAAATTTCTTGAAGCATTTAATAAGGCTACTGGAGGTGCATTGACAGCTACAGGAGATGGTGATACTTCCGGTCTTTCAAAAGACATACAAGGAGTTACGGAAGATACAGTCTATTTGCTCGGATCATACTTGAATGCCATACGGCAGGACGTTAGTGTAAAACGTATGTTGCAGGAAAAGTTCTTCAATGAGGAGTTTCCTAAAATGAGTGTAATAGCGCAGGCGCAGTTGCAGCAACTGAATGCGATAGCGAGAAATACGGAAAGAAATGCACAGTTTGCAGAGGAAATACGGGATATAATAAATAGATGCTATGATAGAGGAGAAAGGGCATTTAGAGTACATTAAAATATAAGGTTATGTCAAAACGTTGGCACAACCTCAGGAGGCGTAAAATAATATTATGAACGAACTAAATAAAAAACTTAGAGACCGGGCAATAGAGCTTGGTCTCTGCCAACAATGGCAGGGTGAATGGGAGAAAGATCGTACCCAGGACGAACTGATTAAGATGTGGAAGAAAGGAAGTGATTTCTGTTTTGAAAAACACGACTTTCCAAACAAGGAGTTTATTAAAGCCTACTTTGATAGGAAAATATTGAATGACAACCTTGTATTCGTGGATGAGGTTGTGAATGTGGTAAATGGTGGCAACGGTACTTGGGTATTAAACGGCAAATGCACTGGTAATATCTCTTTTGGTGGGTTTGCGGCTGCAAGATTATATGTAAGACACGATTGTGATGTTTCGATAGAGGTTTCGGGAATGTCTAAGGTGTTCGTGTCGGTTTATAATAATGCAAAGGTGAACGTAAAGCAAAGTGATAGTGCAAAGGCGTATGTGTACAAAAAAAGTTCCGATTGCATGATAAATGCGAATGGAGAAGTTATGGTGAGGGACAGAAACAATTAATATTGGTTTTACTTATATTATCTATGAAATATTAGATTTTATATATATTATTGCTATATTTGCGGAAAAGAAGGAGGTTTTTATGGAACTAAATGTAAACGTATCTGTTAAAAAGGGGAAAATAAATGCTGTCCCAAGATTAAGTACTTGGAATAACGGAGATGAACCTTTCAATTCAGAATTAGCGAAAAAAGAATTGTAGTTGCTGTTCAAAATCGGATAGCAACTACAATTACTGGTAGATAAAATCAATCAGCGTTCTGCAACAGTTTCTCAATAGGAGGAATATCTGTACCTTTTATGAAACGGTGTAAACGGTTAATTATACTCTTCTTGCATATGTTTAAAAAGCTATATAATAAATATTTAATTTGGAAACACAAGAAGCTGTTTCTAAAGATATACAGAGAACTACTTCACAGTAATAAAAGTGCGAGTGCACAAGATATTCTTGATGTAGCTGTTGATGTATATCTGTCAATATTGAAAATAGAAGGGATTGATATTAACGATAACGACCAAGCTTGTCAATAGCGTTTTTCTTCTTTCTTTCTTTTACCTCACATGTAGGGTATATGACAGGTATAGAGAATTTGACCTTTATATAACAGGAGGAAATCCATCTTTATCTTTTTGATTTGGATAGATTTTCTCTAATTCGGAAACATTCATTGTTTTTCCACAATTAAGGCAAGTCACTTTGGTTTTTCCGCTTCCTAAAAGCCCAAACAATATTCCACCTGTCATATTTGTAAGCAGAGTGCCTACTATTGCTTTACCTGCCGAAAATCCTTTTTCTCCCACTGATAATTGTTGGCTGCCACAATGCGGACATCTAATTATAGGTTCTTCCATACTCTTTAATTTTTCAGCAAAGGTACACTTTTATTGATATTAATTATTGTAAGAATTCATATGTTATATAACATATTTATTGTTTTAATGAATTGTATTTGTGGTGTATTATGATAAGATATTGCAAAAAATATTTTGCTTTCTTGGTTGGTTTTACCTAAATGTGTATATTTGCGAAATTATTAATTTTAAAAAAAATATGGTATGAAAAAGATTTCATTTATATTGTTGATGGTATTCGCTTTTTGTATGTCTTCTAATGCTCAAAACGTAAAGAATGATGGAAAGCCATATGCATTTTATTGTCAAATTGTGGGGAATGAAAATTTGATTGGACAATTAAGACTGAAATTGTTATGGGACAATCAGAAAGAAGAAAACGACATAAGAGACAAGGATGGGAACAAGGTCGAATTTCAATCTATGGTTGACGTTATGAATTATATGTCAAAGCGTGGATGGGAATATGTGGAGTGTAATTTTTTTGGTGCTAACGGGAAAAATACAGCTCATTACGTGTTCAGAAAAATGGTTACTAATGATAGTGAAGCCAAAGAAGATTTATATTTCAAGTCTGATTTCAATAAAAAATAGTATCTCCTTTGGAATTTTAAGATATAGTCAGTATCTTTGCGGTGCTGAAAGATAGTGATTGTATTCACTTCGCAGGGCAAGCGGTCAATTTGCTCATATTATATGTGGGTATTTTTTATGCCCCCACTTTAGGATATTGGCGGTTGCCTATACGTAAGATTTATTTGTCCTTCGGGGTGAATTACTATCTTTCAGCAGCGTATATGGTAACCGCTATTTTTTGTTGCCTACTAATCTTTTAAATGCTGAAAGATGAAAGAATTAACTTATCTTCCTACCACCTACCAAAAGGCGGTAGTCTGCATCCTTCTCAAAGAGAAGAAGATGTTTCAACGTATCAAACGCAGAAGAGGAATTATACCTTTCTGTGCAGTGCTTATCCTCTATCTTTTCCATTTGTTTCTATATCCGTTTGTGAAACTTACAAAGAGGTTTTAACCAACGTTAATTCACTTGCTTATTTAGCCAAGTAGCAAAGATTTTAAAGGTGCAATATATCTGTCTAGAGTATATTGTACGCAACAATTGTATGCATTTTTACTTTGTTTGTTTGTTTCTTTGTTCGTTATTTTAAACAGATAATCAATAAGTTAAAGTTTAAATCGTCTATTGTTTAATTGATTTTTGTTACCTAACTTAGCGAGCGGAAACAACGTTGTTATTTACCCGCGTGGCTGCCGGTAAAAGCACTAAAGATATTTGCAGGGAGTTTTGGAATTGGATGTTGGCAGCCACATTAAACATCTAAATTTCATTTCTCCCTGCTTTCATTTTAAATAAACGGATTATGGAAAATATAAATGAATTAATACCTATTCAAGAAAATAATGGCCAAAGAGCTGTTAATGCACGAGATTTACACGCTTTTTTACAAGTTGGGAAAGATTTTTCTAACTGGATTAAAGGTCGTGTTGATAAATACGACTTTGTAGAAGGTAAGGATTTTGAGGTACTCTATTTTGATTATCGAGGTAACTTGTTGAATATCAGACACGCCAAATTGGGCGACTCTGAAAATCAACAAGTTAGCAAAATAGAATACGCACTATCTATCAGCATGGCAAAAGAACTCTCAATGCTTGAGAATAACGAGCGTGGGAAGCAAGCACGAAAGTATTTTATCGCATGCGAGGAAAACAAGCGTGAACTTTCCCGTAAAGAACTTCTTCTAATGGCATTACAGGCAGAAGAAGAGAAAGAGAGACTTGAAATAGAAAACAGGCAAAAGCAACAGCTTCTTGAACAGAAGACCGAACAACTTGATGAATCAAAAGAATGGTATTCTATCAAGCGTTGGGCAAAAGAGCATGGGATGAACTGGCGCTCTATTAATTGGAGAAAGATGAAAGCTTTGTCTTATGAGTTGGGATATGATATTAAGAAGGTGTTTGATGCCAACTACGGACAAGTCAATATCTATAATGTGAAAGTGTTTGAAGCATATCTATAATGGTGGGACTATAATTAGACCAGCAATATTAAATAAATCAGCTTGTTATATTCTTAAACAAGCAAGTGGTATCACAGCTCGGGCATGATGGTATATTTATACGCCATGTATCGCATATGGAAGTAGAATGTATCTAAATTACATCGTATAATAAAGTTTTTATGTCCGTTTATGTCTCGATACAGCCCAATATTTTAAAGTGCTTTTTAGGGCTATTGCAGAGGTCTATTTTGTCCTATAACTTTGCTGTCAGAAGATAGCTATCAAAGTGCGTTACGTAGGAGTTGCGCATGGAGAACAAAAATATTTTATGGGGCATTTGCCGATTCCGTAAACTCCTACAATATACGGATAGGCATTTGCCCTTTCCTTTTTTAAAATAACGTCATGGATATACAGATATTTGAATATAATGGAAATAGCATATCTTTCGGTAAGGAAGGTAATATAATGGTGAACGCTACAGAAATGGCAAAGCCGTTTGGAAAACGTTGCAACGACTTTTTATCAACGAAACAGACAAATGAGCTAATTAACTCATTATCAATCAAAACGGGAATTCCCGCAACGGGTTTAGTTACTGTAAATCAAGGTGGTAGCAATCCTGGTACTTGGATGCACGAAAACCTTGCTCTGATATTTGCTCAGTGGCTTTCTCCCGATTTTTATTTATGGTGTAACGACCACATCAAAGAACTTCTTCAATACGGTATGACCGCCACTCAGCCAACTTTGGAGCAAATGATTAACAACCCCGATCTTGTTATCAGCCTTGCCACGCAACTGAAAAATGAACGTGAGGAAAAGCAACGCTTGCAATCCCAAGCCGAACAGCAGCAAGTTACCATTGAATTGCAGGAGAATGAAATAAAGAAATCAGCTCCAAAAGTGAATTATTACGATGAAACGCTGCAATCGGTAAATACTATGACTACTACACAAGTTGCAAAAGAGATAGGAATGGAAGCGTTTACGCTAAATAAGATTCTGAAAGAGAAAGGGATTATTTATAAGCAATCCGGTCAGTGGATGTTTTGTACTCCCTATTCAAGATGGGGACTTCATTCCACAAGAACACAAACTTTCACCCGTTCTGACGGTAGTATAGGTACAAGTGTATATACAGTGTGGACGCAGAAAGGAAGAAGGCTGGTTCATGCTTTATATGATAATAATTGGAACATTAGGAAAGCTGTAAAACAGATAAAAGGAGAATAGATAACACTATGTCAATTAGTTTTGCTCGCCTCATTTGTAAGGCGAGCAGACTTATTCCATACAACTCACTTATATTAAAAGAATTAACATTATGGAAAACAATATAGAAATACTGATAAGACAGAATAAAATTCTCATGAAGCAATTGTTGCGCTTATCCGAAGATTTGGAACTCGCCAACGAAAGAATAGACAAGCTGGAGAAGCCCAAGGAAGCAGAAGGTGAAAAAACAAAATGCTTACACATGCGGATATTGTCGCATATATAACAAGTATATTTACTTATATTTTCTATTATTTTGTAGATAATATAATAAAAATTGGTATATTTGCAATGAAGTATCAATTCATTTAATATACCATAAAGCCATAAGAGCTTGAAATAGGGCAACATAAGCTGTTGTACCCGTTTCAGGCTCTTTTTTTATTAAAGTAAATGAACGAACCATATTCCATATTATTCCAGAAGATGAAGTCGGACGCACCCGTTAAAGACTTTCTCGTTGATTTCGGGATGGTGTGTACGGATTTTCCGCTTTCTGCTCCGGGTGAAGTTAAAGACTTGCCTAAACGCGACTGGGCAGACGAAGATGGTGAAGACACATTTATTCCAGACACGCTACCTTTAAAAGCATATGACATTAAAATAAGCGTATGTTATGAGGGAGCGAAAGGAACGGCTATGGATAAATTGGAGATGTTGCTTGAATATCTTACCGGAGCGGATAATTATGGCTCACGGTTGAAAATATACAATGCCATGACACGTACAGGAAGGCAGGATGTGTATTTGACTAAAATAAGCGATACGGAGTTGTGGCAAGGAGACAACAGTGAAATTCTTGAGTTTAATATGGAACTGCACGTATGCGATCCAAAAACAAGGATTATTCCAAGTTATAAGGCAGGTAGCAGTACAGTTGTTGAAAATTTGGTTATAAGGAGTTGACTATATGGGTTGGATAGTATATAGTAAAGACGGAAAAACTGAAAAATGTGTACTACACAAACTTGAATACAGCGGAACCTTTATGGGAGACCGTACTGTAATCGCTACGTTTTCTTCTGAAAAAAAGATAGATTTCAGTGTTTTTGACTATATTACTTACAGGGGAGAACGCTTTGAACTGGAACTACTTCCTACTGTAAAAAAGGTTTCAAGCTATGAGTACAAGTATGAGCTTAGGTTTGTATCGTTAAAGTATGAGCTTGAGCGATGCATGATGAGGAATATTGTACCGGGAGACAACGGAATAGTATATCCAACCCCTCTTTCTGTAGAGTTTACAGGAGACGTAAAGTATCTTGCTGAAAGAATCCAGGCTTGTTTGGATGCCATGTATGGCAAAGGGGCGTGGAGTATTACCATTGCAGAAAGTACGGAGAGTGAAGAAAAAAACATCTCAATGAGCAATCAAAACTGTTGGGATGCACTTTCTCTTGTAAACACGGAATACAAGCTTAATTACTTTATAAAAGGAAGAAACGTTATCATTGGCGGGGAAGAACCTGTAGTTGATAATGTATTCGAATACGGAAAAGGTAAAGGACTGTATGAGATAGAACGAATTTCTGACACCGATACAGGTGTTGTGACTAAACTTCGTGCATACGGTGGAACAAGGAACCTGGACTACAGCTATCCTAAACTTCCTGATTGGAAGGATAGTGTTCTTCCGGCAAATTACGCACTTTCTCCACTCAGGTTAATGCTTCCCAGTTTTAAGGCTGATGGAAAAACAGATTATGTGCTTGCTTCAGAAGAAGCCATTGCAAAATATGGTATCCGTGAAGGGACTATAACTTATGATGATATTTACCCGTCAATTACGGGAATGAAAAACTCTTCAGGTCAAGCCATAGACGAGATAAAGAGTGTAAGTGCAATAACCAATGAAACACAGCCCACTTTTACTGTAGGGTTGTATGATTTGGGATTCGACCTAAATGAAAGCCTTACTACTGATGAAGCGCAAATGTCTATGAAAAGTGGCTCTTTGCAGGGATACACTTTCAACATAACCAAAATAGAACGGGCCTCAGACGGAAGTTATACTCTTACACTTGGAAGAAACACGCTTGAAAAAGAAGACACAGGGAATTTCACTGTTCCTAATAAGGATTGGAACATGAAAACCGGAGACAAGTTTGTTCTTCTGAATATTCTGATGCCACAGGCTTATATCCGTGACGCAGAGAACAGACTTCTTGCAAGGGCGAAAGAATATCTTGCTAAATACAGCAGCACCAACTATTCCTACAACGTGGGTGTGGACGAGATTTTCATGGCAAGAAACGTGAACTTCTATAATGATATTATGGAAGGGAAGCGCCTTACTGTAAACGATCAAGAGATAGGAATAAACAATGAAAATATAATCATCCAATCTCTTACCATAAAAGAGGGAGAAGGAATAATTCCTACTTTTGAGGTTACGCTTAACAACGAGACAACAGCAAGCACCCTTGACAGAATACAAGGTCAGATAAGCGAAGTGGAGACTTCGGTAAGTAATAATTTCTCTTCCCAAAGCGAGTTATTGAAACAATACAGGAAGAAGCTCGACAAGTCGGTTTGGGACAGTATCTTTGTAATCCATAAGGATGATTCGGAAAATCCAGAAAAAATAACCAGTGTACAATCTCTGGTCGGTTTATGGACAAACGAATTCTTGTCCGCAAAGGGTTTAAATCCCGGTTCAGGTGGTGGCAGCGGCGAAGGTGGCGCAACCGCCCTTTACCAGCTCAATGACGTAGCAAAGAACGCTTCAGAAACAGGTGTTATCGGTGCAGGTCCAGGTAAGGTCCTGACCTATGGAAATGACGGTAAATGGTACGCTGCCGATGCGGTTGGTTTGGATGAAACAGCCTTAGGCAAATACCTGACAGATAACAACTACGCCCAAAAGAGTGATATCCCTTCACTCTCGGGTTATGCGACTCAAAGCTGGGTATTGGGCAAAAATTATATAACTTCAGACGCTTTAAGCGGCTATGCAACTCAATCGTGGGTTAATAGCCAGGGCTATGCAACGGCTAGTTCTCTGAAGGCTGTCTCTGATAAGCTTAATGATTTTCTTGAAGGCTCCGATACGGATGGTATAATCAATAAGTGGAAAGAGCTTGAAGCGTTCCTGGCAGGTCAGACGCAGACATCTACGTTGGCAGACTTGTTGGCTGTCAAAGCTGACAAAGCAACAACGTTATCCGGGTATGGTATTACAGACGCTTATACAAAGACTGAAGTAAATACTAAACTGGGCAGTTATGTAACCACTACGGCGCTGAATACTGCTCTTGCAAAGAAAGTAGACGTTGCCTTCCTTGCTAAAGTATTCGGTTTTATCGGTGAAGACAGTTCGGAGGTATCCATTAACGATATGGGGTCTGTCATCACTTCCATCAAAGCTAAGTTTGGATTGTGGACGGATGAATATTTGTCATCAAAAGGTCTTAATCCGAATGCCGGGGGAGGCTCTGGAGAAGGGGCTACTGCACTGTACCAATTGAATGACGTTTCTCAGAATGCAAGCGGAACCGGTGTACTTGGAGCGGAAACTGGAAAAGTATTAACTTATGGTTCAGACGGCAAGTGGTATGCTGCAAAAGCAGGAATGGATGAAGACGCTTTAAGTAGCTATCTGACGGAGAATAATTATGCCCAAAAAAGTGACATACCATCTTTGAATGGTTATGCAACACAGTCATGGGTAAATACTGCACTGGAAAAGAAAGTGGATAAGGTGTCCGGGATGGGATTGTCTCATAATGATTTTACCGATACTCTTCTCCAGAAATTGAACGGTATTGCTGAGGGCGCAAACAAATATATCCTTCCTATTGCCAAGGCAGCTGTTCTTGGTGGTGTAATGATCGGTTCTACACTGACTGCTTCCGCGACAGGAGTTCTTGATCTTCCGGAAGTGACGGTTGCCGGAACTTATGCGAAAGTAACGACGGACGTTTACGGCCGTGTGACTGCCGGCTCTTCCTTATCCGCCAGTGATATTCCGGCACTCGGTATTTCAAAGATCACAGGCCTTCAGGCTGCGCTTGATGATAAAGTAAATAAGGCGGATTTTGTTACAGAGTTTGACAAGGCCATGCAGCGTTGGTTTGTACGTGATACAGCCAATAAAGGTCTGCATCCGGCTGATTATGATTCTGAAGCTGTAGGTATATACTCTGATTCTTACATGTCTGCCAAAGGTGTGAATACCGGTGCGGGTGGCAGTGCGGGAGGTGCTTCTTCCTTGGGAGAGCTGAACAATGTCGGCTCCTGGGCGGATGATATTCCGACTGTTGACCGTATCATGGTCCAGCGTAAGGGGGAAACACATTGGGAAAGCCTTAATCTCAGCGATATCGGATTGAATGAAACTCAGTTGAGTGATTATCTTACTACGAACAATTACGCAAAGAAATCCGATATCCCTTCCTTATCCGGATATGCTACCCAGGCATGGGTTAATACAAAGTTGGCCGATTATGCCACAACTTCATCAGTGACTACCCTCCTGGCTGAAAAGGTTGATAAGGTTGAAGGCAAGGGACTCTCAGCAAACGACTTTACAGATACTCTTCTGAATAAGCTTAACGGAATAGAAGCCGGAGCCAATAAATATGTTCTTCCTACAGCATCCGGTTCTGTATTAGGCGGGGTTAAGGTTGGAACAACTTTGTCCATAGCCAATGGTGTACTTAATCTGAAATCTGGCATAGCCACGGCCGGGACGTATACAAAGGTTACAGTAGATACTTACGGTCGCGTGGTATCCGGGGATTCACTGGTTTCCGGTGATATTCCTACACTTGCTATCTCGAAGATTTCCGGTCTTCAGACCGCTTTGGATGACAAGGCAAACAAAGATGGAAGTAACGCTACGGGAACCTGGGGAATATCCATTACCGGAAGTTCCAGACGTCTATATCAGGCGCCTCTTACTAATGAGGATTTAAACGATTATACATATGCCAACCACAGTGGCAAGATGTATTATGCCGGCGGTGGCAATACTACCGTAAATTCTCCGTCAGACGCATACGGGTTGATGGTTTGGAGAATAGCAGCCGGATATACCGGACAGATAGGATTTGGGAGCAATAACAACCTGTATAAGCGCAGGATAGATAATAATGGCGCTGCTACGGGATGGATGAGAATTGTAGACGAAGGTAACTTTTCTACTATTCTTGATACCCGTTACGTAACCAAGACTTTCCTTGCCCGTCTGTTTGGCGCTATGGATGCGGACGGAAACGAAATTGCCATTAACAATACTTCCACTGTAATTGACAGCATCAAAGCAAAAGTCGGTCTGTGGACCGAACAGTACCTGTCTTCCAAAGGGCTTAATCCGAATGCCGGTTCCGGGGAAGGTAGTGACTATAACCGTCTTGATGCCTGGGATGATTACTCCACCGATAAGTCCGGATATGTATTATCCGCCGGGTTAGGATGGGATTTGAACACAAGGGTAAGTTCTCTTGAATCAAAAGCTATAACATTAACCACAAGTGGAACTGGTAACGGACTATCCGGGTTTACCCAGAATGGGAATACAGTAACCTTCTCTAAAGCTACATTCCTCACCGAGCATCAAAGTCTGGCTGGATATGCTACGGAGTCTTGGGTAAATAATAAAGGGTACCTGGTTGCAACATCAGCAGATAAGGCAAATTGGAATACCGCTTTCGGTTGGGGGGACCACTCCAAAGCCGGTTATGCTACCCAATTATGGGTTACTTCTAAAGATTATGCTACGATAGCGGATCTTGATGCCAGAATTAACGCTTTGGTTAATGGTGCTCCCGAGGCATTTGATACATTAAAGGAAATAGCGGATGTATTACAGGGCAATGTCAATCAGATAGAAGATTTATTAACCGCTATTGGAACTAAGGCGGATAAGACTATAACTATTGCAGCCGGTACCGGTCTTAATGGAGGTGGCACCTTGGCCGCTAATCGCACAATAAATCTTTCAGCCGCTACAACCAAGGCATTAGGGGGTATAATTGTAGGCGACCGTCTGAGTATAGATTCTGATGGAAAACTATCAGCGACCTACACTTATACGCTTCCTACAGCATCCGCTAGCGTTCTTGGAGGTGTGAAGGTAGGGACAACGCTGGCAATCTCATCCGGTGTTCTGAACCTCAAAGCGGTAGGCACGGCTGGAACGTATTTTAAAACCACTACTGATGCATACGGCCGTGTAACAGCTGGTAGTAATCCTACAACATTGGCCGGTTTCGGTATTACGGACGGGGTTAATGATGTAGCCTATAGTGGCAGCGGAAATGCCGTTACAAGTGCTACTGTCTCCGGCCACATCATTACCTTAGTCAAAGGTACCACCTTTCTAACTAAAGCCACGTTTGACGACCTGTTCGAAAAGGTAAACATCGGAACTGCATCGGCTCCGGTATATGCGATAAAAGCTAAATACGGTTTATATACGGAACAGTTCCTGTCATCCATGGGATTGAATTTAGGGACAGGCAGTGGCGGAGGTTCAGATTACGACCGCTTAGATACATGGGCCGATTATGACGCGTCCAAAGCTGGATGGGTTTTATCCGCCGGATTAGGTAATGATCTGAATACCCGTGTAACAAGCCTTGAAAATGGTGCGGCTGTTACTGTGACTCCATCCGGAAGCGGTACGGTAGTTAAGGATGTGACAAAGAATGGTACTGTCATCACGGTTACTAAAGGCGATCTTGCTTTTGGTTCATTGACTGGTAAACCGACGACTATTTCTGGTTATGGCATTACAGATGCTTATACTAAGACTCAGGCAGATGCAAAGTATGTGACGTTAGACACCGATCAAACCATTACTGCTACAAAGGTATTCAAAGACCCCGATTTAAGAGGCGCATTGCATGTTTGGAGAAACGGAGATGGGTTGACTTCACTTGTTTCTTTTTATAGTGGAGCAACGACTAAAACATTGTTGGGTAGTATCGGATTCGTTACTGCAAATGTTCCTATGTTTTATAAGACTACGAACAATGCAGTGAATCTTCTTCATGCAGAAAATTATACTTCATATACTGTTACCAAGACAGGAACGGGAGCAAGCGGAACTTGGGGTATCAATGTTAACGGATATGCACATCGGCTACATCAAGCATTGGGAAATAAAACAGCGGAACAAGTATTTACCGACAATGGAGTATATTATTATCAAGTATCAAGTGCCGAGGATACCGGTTATCCGACTGATTATGGTCATGGACTTATGCTTCAACGATCATCCGGGGCTACGCTTACAAGTTCACAAGCCGTTCTTGATATATTCACTCCGACTTCGGGGACTAACCTTGTATATCTAAGAACAGGTATAGGGAATGGCACGAAAATAACATGGCAGGCATTCCAGCAAATACTTCATACAGGGAACTACACTTCTCTTATCACGAAGTTGGGAACAGCGACCGTTGGTTCCAATACAAAGTTCTTCTACTTGAATGCAGGTACTCCGACTGCTTCCACAGCGACCGTAGGTTCTTCTTCTCTTCCTGTTTACATGAACGCAGGCACAATCACTCAATGTTCTACAACATTAGGCGTATCTGTTACGGGGTATTCCAAGAGGCTGCTAGAGACTGTCTTGACAAACGAAGATTTGGATACCTATACTTACAGTAGCTATTCAGGTAGGACATATAGTGCTGGTGGAGGAAACACTGTAGCTAATAAGCCGGAGGGTGTAGACAGCTTTGGTTTATTAGTATTACGCTCTGCTGGTGGATATACAACGCATTTAGCTGTAAATGGTGCGAATTTATTTTCAAGATATCATAATAGTACAACATGGAGCGATTGGTATAAATTCGCCTTTGTTACTAGCAATGTTGCATCGGCAACCAAGTTACAAACAGCACGTACCATAAACGGCACTTCTTTTGATGGAACAGCGAATATAACAACTGCTAAATGGGGAACGGCTCGGACTTTAGCGATCGCTGCGGCTAGTAAATCAATAGATGGTTCTACCAATATTACAATTTCCAGAGCAGATATGAATGTTTCTGCTGGCGATGAATCCATTTTCACAGGAACTACAGTAGCTAATACATGGTATAGAATAGCGTCCAGTCCGGCTAATATAAGTAGCATAACTGGAATATTTTCCATTTATGCGAGTGCATCGGGATATCATACCAATTGCTTATTAACGGTATCTACTTCCTATGGAAATACAGCAAGTACATCTATCCAGCAATTGTCATGTGCTCATTATGGTAATCCATTAATAACACAAGCTCGTATTGTATATCATACTACTTATGATGCTCATTATGCCTATCTTGAAATACTTGTTCCAACAGCTATTACTAGTACTTTTGTCGTGAGATTTTCCTTGCCGGGACAAAATTTCTGGGCTCTGAACACTTCGCTAGTCGCAGGCTCTATTCCATCAGGATATACCAGCAAGGCTATTACTCTTAAAAATTCATGTATTGTAGCCAATGTAACTGGTAACCTTACTGGTAACGTTACTGGTAATTTAACAGGAAATGCTTCTACTGCTACCTCCCTACAAACAGCCAGAACTTTGTGGGGGCAGTCTTTTAATGGAACAGCGAATATAACCGGAACATTGCTCGGAGTTGAAAGCGTGATTGCAAAAAGTGGTCGGTTCAACAACTTCTTGGCATACTATGATACAACTACCACCACCGTAACTGGGACTATTTGTATTACTCTTCCGAATGGATGGACTTCCAGTATGAATACTTATGAAATATTGATATATGAATATAATACGACTGCTAATGCTTCTGTCATTACAATTGGTGGATATAATTATAATGGTGGTGGAACTGCAAGTAGTGCGAAATGGGTAAATATTGGATACCATACAAAAGGCTCTTACAGTAAAGGTGTACGTTTAGGATATAATGGTAGTAAGTGTGTTATTCTATTAGGAACTACAGCTACTACATGGAGTTATCCCAAAGTATATCTGAAAGCAGTATATACGGGATACGGTTCTCAAACAATTTGGGGAGGTACTTACAGCATATCTGTACTTACTTCGGAGACCGGATACACCAATATTGAAGCAGTCGGGAGAATGGATGAGTTCTTCGGAGATACATCGGTAACAGGCAGACTTGCAGTAACCGGTGCAGGACACTTTGGGTACACTTATACCACAATGACAGCGGGTATTAATGTTAAGGGTGATAGCGCAACAACGGGTATCTCTATCTATGATGGTACGGGAACTACTGCTCGTTTATATCGAAAAGGAGATATTTTATATATTACCAGAGCCGGAAATGATGCTAGTGGTATTCTTATGAGTACAGCCGGAAGTATATATCCCGGAGCAAATAATACATTAACAAATGGTACAACCACTAATCGCTGGTCAGGTGTATATACCCAATTACTTAACGTAGCAGGCGCAGCGACGTTCTCGTCTACTATCACTGCATCCGGTGAAATTCGGTCAACCTCCGCTAAGGCTTTCCGTGCCATTCAAGGTAGCTATGGATTTTTCATATATAACAATGGTAGTGATACCCATTTTTTGTTGACTGCCAAAGACGACCAGTACGGCACTTACAATAGTTTAAGACCTTTGGCTATCAATAACAGTACCGGTGTTGTAACGATGTCAAACGGTACAAACATTGGGGGTATTCTAAACGTAACAAATACTACAGACGCGACTACCACCACAGCTGCTGCCATTAAAACAGCAGGAGGGTTAGCCGTGGCTAAACAACTAAGAGTTGGTGGTGCCGCTACTTTGTCTTCTTCCTTGTATGTGACCGGTTCCGCTACTTTTATGGGAGGTATTCGTATCGGTGATTATTGGTTAAGATCAACAGCTGATGGTTTGGAATTGTCTCATGCAACTTCTGGTAAAACAGCGGGCCTGTACGCTACGGGGTTCTTGTCATCTATGGGGCTTAATCCTGGTACAGGTGAAGGAGGTAGCGGTAGCGACTATGATCGTCTTGATGCCTGGGATGACTACTCTGCTGATAAAGCCGGGTATGTGCTATCTGCCAAGTTGGGTAATGACTTGAATACCCGAGTGAAATCTTTGGAAGGAGGTTCTGCATTGACGGTAACCACTACCGGTTCAGGCAATGCAGTGACTTCGGTTGCCAAGTCCGGTACGGCTATTACCGTAACGAAGGGTACTACTTTTGTTGACCTTGCAAGTGCTCAAACGATTACAGGACAGAAAACATGGACGGTGTCGCAAAGGATGGCTAATACTTCTATCCATCGTGTAAACAATGCTTCTGGTGGCAACGCTACAGGTTCACATTGGTACACTGCCAATTATGCAGCTATCCAGTTTGGAATAGGTTTATATACAGATTCTAACGCTTCTCCCAGAGCATACATTGGTTGGACTTCTACACCGTGGGTAGTTTCTACGAACTTAACGGTATCTGAGACCTCTTTGACCTATAAAGGTAATGCAATCCTTCATGCTGCCAACTATAATACTTACGCTCCGACGAAGACAGGTGGTGGTGCTTCCGGTTCGTGGGGTATCTCCATACCGGGCAAGGCGCCTACCGCCACTACATCTTCGATGTTGACCGTTAAAGATGTGCGAGGTGAATCAAGACTTCCTAGCTACTTTGAAGAGAAAAGGGTTACAGCATGGTTCAACAATACTGGAAATCCAGCGTCGAATTGGTTCAGTGGAATACATGTAAAGGGATGGACTGACACCTACATGTCTTGGGAGTTAGCTACTTACTCTGACGTCACGTCTACTACTAACAGTAGCTTATATTATCGTAATGGACTTGGCAGCACATGGCACGCTTGGAGGACTATTGTAGATTCACATAACTATACTAGCTATGTGTTAAAAATTGGGACTGCAACAGTAGGTGGAACAGCTAAACCCATTTATCTGAACGCAGGTACTCCAACGGCACTCTCATCAACAGTAGGTGATAGCACTGTTCCGGCTTACCTAAATGCCGGTACGGTTACTGCCTGCTCATGGGGATTGATTGGTACTACTGGAAAACGTGTAAGAAAGAGTGGATATATAACTAGCGGTACTTCGGGGTTGTCTAGCTATTGGGGAAAGATAGCTTCCTTCGATTGGGGTGATGCATCAGGCGAAAGGGACATAACTCTTTATATACATTCTGCATTCAATAGTTTGTGGGGAACTGTTGTTATAAGAACTAGATGGAGTAGTGCAACCTCTACTATTATTGATTTTAGAATAATAAACGGTAATATTCCAACTAGCAGACTTCGATTGTATTACGATGTTTCAGCTAAAGATAATGTTATAACCCTATGGGGTGATGTCAATGCTCAATGGGGAGCGTTTAATACATACGTATTGTCTGAAACGACAAGGACAAGTAGTGAAACAGGTGATGTCACATTATATACTACATCGTTTACTACTGCTCAAACATTGCCGACAAGTACGTATAAAACGCCAACTTATCTTTCTATTCTTAATAATGCTGATACGGCTACTACCTTGCAAACTTCAAGAACAATCTTTGGGAAGTCTTTCAATGGTTCTGCTAATGTTGCCGGACAAGCGTTAGTATATGGTACTTATCAGGAGACTGCAAGTAGTAGGTATTCGAATGGTGGTCTACAAATAAGAGAGAATGGTATGGTCGGTAGCGCACAAACCGCAGATGGGTATGCTCCTGCTATCGGCTTCCATTGGGCAAACAGAATCGGTGCGAGCTTGATATTAACGACTTCGGGTTTCAAATTTATGAACCAAGCGTTTACTGGCTACCAGAATGTATATGGTATATTTAAAGGTAATGCTGATTCTGCAACTCAGGTATATAGTACACTGACCAATCCGACAACCGGTACTTGGTATGTGATTCCATTCCATACTGGTGCTTCAACGACAAATAAATTATTATTAAATAATAATGGGATACAGTACTATTCGTTAGAAGGAACGGCTTCTGCGCAGGGAGAGGCACTGATACAGATAGGAAATTCCACTGCTACCGGAACTGCTGGTAACAAGAGAGGACGTTTAAGATTATATAGTTCTTCATCCGGTTGGGCGGATTTCACTCTAACTGCTACAACAGGTAATTATACTCTCACTCTTCCTGCTGCTACCGGAACTGTAGCCCTAACTTCGAGCAACGTTGCATCGGCTACTAAGTTGCAGACTGCCCGCACTCTCTGGGGACAGAGTTTCAATGGTACGGCAAACGTAAGCGGAAGCATGACTGGTGTAGGACCTAATATTGTTGCCGCTGCTAATATAACAATGACTACTACTGGTGAAGGTAATAATCTATCTTTAAAATATAATAACGATGATACAAAATCAGTAGTTCTAAATACGTCAGCATTCAAACCATTTGACTTGGCTACAAATAAGCTGAATCTCGGAACATCGGCAGCTAGATGGTTAGGCGTTTATGCCAATACAGGAAACTTCTCTAGTACTGTCACGGGTACTCGATTCATCTCTACTGTTGCTACCGGAACAGCACCATTGACTGTATCTTCTACTACGGTGGTTACCAATCTGAATGCTGACATGGTAGATGGCATTCATTCATCTAATATACCGTTAGAATACGATGCTAGCTATACCCCGACCGGAACGACTGCAAGATGGCTTAGAATCGCTTACTTTGATTATAGTAGTGCAAGTTATAGCTGGTCAGGCACATTTGCAATAACTAATACTTATGTAAATGATGAAAATAAAGGTTTAATATTTACCGTATCAACTGCACATGGTACTACTTCTCCTGTAATCACACAAATAGGAGGTGCTTCAGGGGTATTCACTTCCATTAGAATTGTTAAGGATACAACTACGGTATATCCTACTACAGCAAAGGTGTATTTAGAAGTATATTACAATTCAACTTCTGCGGCTAATAATGTTTACGTATCATATAAACCTGCAAATAGAGCAATTGGTAAATGGACGCTGTACACTACTTATACTGCGGGTAGTATTCCTACTGGTCACACTGCTATAGCTCAACTATATACTACTTCCGGTCTTTCTACGACTGCTAATTTGCGGGTACAAGGCACAGCCGTAATTTTAGGTGCTACTAATCATAATGATAGACTGGATATTCAGTCAGATGGCAAGATAGTTCCCCACTCAACAGCTACCAGACGGTCAGGCGTATATGGTGTATATGACGCTGCGAAGATTGGTCACATTTGGTCTATGGGAACTAGTTATATGATTGCCGATGATGGTTCTGGATTTGGTAATCTATACGGATTTGCATATCAGTATTCTGCGAGTGATAGAGCCACAGGACACCAAGCAGTTTGGTGTGTAAATGGCGCACCTAAAGTTGCTTTGGGAAATAACTTCTGGGTAGCTAGTAGTGCAACAATCGGTGGCACTTTGACTGTTACCGGAGCAGGCTCGGTAAATACCCTGACCATCAAAAATACAGAAGCAGTTGGGCATATTAAATTTTCAAGAGGTAACTTTAATTACATCACTGCTCCGACCAGTGGAATAATTGCATTTGTTGTAAATGGGCAAGGAGTTGGTGATACAACTTCTGAATTAATTATTCAAGATGGAGCTTTAAGAGCAGGTACAACAAATGTTACCTCTTTGGGTCAAGAGGCTAAAAGATGGTCAAACATGTACTCTGTACTTTTGAATGTAAGTGGAGTAGCTACCTTATCTTCTACGGTGAACATCGCAGGAGTACTGAATGCTAACAACGCTACGGACGCTACTAGCACAACGGCTGCGGGAGCAGTGTTCGATGGTGGAGTAGGCATTGCGAAACAGCTTCGTGTAGGTGGAAATGTAACTATTGCCGGGAATGTAAATTTTGCAAACAGTGGTCAACTATCAGTACCTTATACTGGCGGACAATGGATTTCAATGGCTACGCGAACTAATCTTATCATAGGCAAGGAAAATACCTCAGAAGCTAGTGCACATGCATTGTACCGAGTGAAGTCTTTTGCTGGCGATGCAGTAGTATTTGGAGGATTGAAAAACTCCATCGGATTTTACGGATTCTATAAAGCTCGTATTGATTCGGGTGATAATGGAAGTGATTGGGCTACAACATGGAATACTACTACAGGTGCATTAACGCATAATAAGGCAATGACGGTATCCGGTGCGGTTACGTTCAATAGTACATTAACTGTAGCTTCTACTGGATTGTTCAACTTGTCTACTGATGCGACCAGCACTACTGCCGCTGCTGTAAGAATTGTAGGTGGTCTAGCTGTTGGCAAGCAATTGCGAGTAGGTGGTGCGGCTACATTAAGCTCTACACTGGCTGTAACCAGTACTTCAACCTTTACAGGAAAGACCACTCACAACGGTGGTATCGGTGCAACTACCGGTACATTTAGTTCTACTCTCTCCGCAGCTGGTGTTGTTTCCTTTACGAATGCAACTGATGCGACCAGTACGACTGCCGCGGCCGTGAAGATCTCTGGAGGATTAGGTATTGCCAAACAATTGAGAGTCGGAGGAGCTTCTACTTTCTCCGGTACGATAAATACTTCAGTAGCTACCTTCATTAAGCTTGGTGCCAATGCCACTGATCAAAAGATACTAAAAGATGTAGACGGAAATGGATTTTATTCAGGCATTTCTTTCTTTGGTACAAAAGGCAGTAATATGGGAGTTAGTGACATCATGATGAACATCTATGCGGGAGGTGCGATTCAAATTCATTCACAGGCGGGTTCTGGACAAATTCTCCTCAACGGTACGGTTCACAATAATGTCGGCATGTACTCTGATGGTTATATGTCATCCAAAGGTCTTAATGACACTTCCGATATGCGGTTGAAAAATAAAGGCCGTGATATCTTCCTCTCCGTAAAGGACATTGCCCATGCTCCTGCGTTTGAATATACCTGGAAGGATGGCACTCCGGGAGTCATGGCCGGCTCTTCCGCACAATATTGGCAGAAGGTGTTACCTCCATCTGTGAAAGTCAAAAAAGATGGGTATATGACAATGTTTTACGGTCATACGGCATTAGTAGCTACAATTTCTTTAGCCCGCCATGTGGAAACATTGGAGGAACGCGTGGAGCGGTTAGAAAGAGAAAATAAAGAGAAAGATAAGAGAATTAAAGAATTAGAAAGGAGGATTTCAGCATGAGTATAGTTGATGGAATAATAGTTGCTCCAATTAATAACAAAGAGCCATATATAGTTATGGGATTGGGAACATATAATGGTGTGTATGATGTCGGTTATGCTGGTCAAAACTCACATAAGAAAATAAATCCATGGAGTAAACATAAACCATTAAGAGTAAAGACTCCTAAAGACCTGACTGATGCTCAGTTTGCTTTAGATGATGGAAGCTATGGGTTGGTTATTATAGATAAAGATACCGAAAAAGAGATTATTGGTAGTCTTCCAGTTTCTTTATCTAATATCCAGAGCTTGCTAAAATATGAGTACAGACTTGATGCTCCTATTAATAATATAGATTATTCTCGACTTACCGATTTCATAGGCTATTATCACGGGGCTACACCAGCCATATACTATTCTGGAGCGGATGTACGGGAGATTAATTTATTTAACTTTAAGAATGGAACAACCTATATCAATATATATTTGGAAACGAATGAAGGGAATGAGCATTATGATAAATGTGTGTCTTTGTCTGATATAAAAGATTGTATCCGATGGAGTACCTTGGCTTATGGAAAGTATCATTTCTGTTGTTTCTTTTCTAGGGCAAATTTGTATTATACAGCAATGGCACAAAATAACTTGGAAGAATTAGACATTGAAATACTTTATCCTATCGGTAAACAGGAAAGTAATGTTCAACTTGGAACATATACATATATGTGCTACTTGGGATTATGTAGTGAGGATGGGGATCAAATACTTCCTTTACCTCAGTTTGGAGGCAAACTTCCACTCTTTACTCTTAATGTGGTTAGTGTATTTAATGGTCATTGTTCTGTCGAAAAAATAGGATCATATAATGGGCAGTTTAATGGTGGAGACATTCGTGATACGGCTACAAATATCACTAACTATCAACCGCCCTCATATTATGATGGGGACATCGGGAATAATCCGCTTAAAGTATATAATGGCACTGGGGTTGCTTTTAAATTGAATATAACCTTATACGAAACAATGTCTATAGATATTGCAGAGTTTGGTATCAAAGCTTTCAATCTTCCTACTGCAACTGAATATAATTTTTGGATGCAATTATCAACAGAGAATGCAACTAGAACAAATGGAAATATAACTTTTACTGCAAATACTCCAGTAACAGTCTATGCTATTTGTGTAGCAGCTAATATATTCCCACCTGGTACATCATATATTCCAATATTGTATTGCAGAGGTGCACAAATGGCAGAAGTTGTAGAGTTGCAAATTGATAGATATTAAACTATAAATTGTATGGAAAAGCTAAAAGTGGACGTCCTCATTAAAGGGGATTTGATTTGTAAACAAATATTAACGGGGGGGGGTAAAATCTACCCTTGTAAAATTGAAAAATTAAATGAGTGGTTTGATTATGATAGTGCGTTGGTTATTGACGGTGATATTGTTGTTGATAACTTCAACAGTATGGACTACACCGTTGTCGTCACTGGAGCTGTGGCAGCGAAAGGAGGTTCCCATGGGAGTCTCTAATGGAATAATTACTGCTCCTATAGCTGATAAAGATCCGTATACTTGCATTGGAGTCGGTAAGTATAATGGGTGGTGGGATATTGGATATATATGTTCTAACAACCATGGAAAGATGAATCTTTGGTCTAAAAACAAACCTGTTAGATTAAATAAAGTTTCAGAATTAACAGATGCAGATAAGAAAAGTGCTTATTATGGCATAGATGTTAACTTGAACATAACAGGATCTCCCATTTATACTATTGCTCCACCAAGGGGAGGGGATGAACCTTATAGAATCACTGATTTTGAAGGTTACAATCACTCTTCTCCTACAGGAGTGACTTTCAAAATACTGGAAGCCACGAAGAATATATTTAATGACAATACGCCTTTTGTTCTATATTTGGAAGACGATGCGAACCTTATTACATTCTATGATATTCGGCATCATCCGGCTTTTGAACCTTATACTATTTTCCGCTTTGTGGCAAGTAATGTGAGCACCGGTAATTATATAATAAGGGAAATGCCAATATCATCCAATCCTTTATATATAGAACTTTCCAATGCAGATTTATCAAATCTGGGTAACGGCTATGTTAGGATACGAGCAGAGATTGCTAACTCCTCTATAACTAACAATAAGGTACTTCAAAAGGATTGCGTGTTAGAGGTTACTACCGATGTTGGTATTCTTTTCGATTTGGATGAGCTGATGATAGGAACAACTAACGATAATTTGAAGCCTATTGTGTCTTACAAACCAGGTGTCGGAGGAGCACTTAATCTTGATCCGGATGCGGATTTAGCATTTGGAACATTTGGTGTGGAAAATGACTCTGGTGAGACTATATCTCAGAGTAACATATTCCTGATATTCAGGTATACAGATGGAAATGGAGATAAAGTCTACAAGAGATGTCCTGTTTTTAGTAACGTGGATTCTGGTGCTAACCAGACTCGCCCCTGGACGTTAGCAAGTGGAACCGGTAGATACTATCTGAAACCGATAATCGCCAGTAAGGATATTCCTTTGATAAAGGCAAATGGAAATGTGACTGCTGTATCATTAGCTTTCCAATATAAGACTACAAGGAATGGCAAAGATGCATGGTTTGATTTTACATCTGCTATAGATATAAATATGATACGTTCTGCAGGAACAGAGCCTAGTCCTGTATGATATTTGAAATATTAATTTATTGTTTAACCAAATAAAAAAGTAAAGTTATGGTAGAAATTACAAACAGAGGCATTACCGGTGATGTAAAGTACACGGATGCTAATTACGAAATGACAGGTGACTTCCGTCAGGAACCGTCAAGCAAGGAAATTACAGCACTTAACTTGAGTGCAACCAAAAAGGATGATGGAGAAATGGGTTCTGTAAATGCCTATACAGATGGGCAGGAACTAAAGTTGAACATGAACAACATTCCATTTACGGAAATGGCCGGCATTGCCACAGCAGTGACAAGCTGCATTAATGAAATTAAAGAAGAAGTATAACCCTAAAAAGAACAAATGATTATGACTTACAACGACATTTTTTTCAGAAACAGAATCGTAGCAAATATTCCCTTGGTATTCGAAGGACGTAAATTGCCAAAATCTGAAACCGCAAGCGTGATGCTGATCCGTGTTGCTTATAACAATAAAGTACAGGAGTTCGAGAAGGACATGGAAGAAGTGCTGAAAGGTTTGAAGAAAGAAGGCTTTGATGATCGCGCCCATGCAATTGCGGAGATGGAATCCGTTGATGCCCGGATGAAAGCAGCTAAGGAGTGGAAGAAAGGCCAAAAGGGAGAAGATGGTAAGCCCGTTGAAAAGCCTGAAATGCCATCCGATGAAGAACTGAAAAAGGCTGATGAAACCCGCGCCACCAAAGAGGAATTTGAGGCAGAGAAAAAAGAACTGGAGGAAGAGTATGTTACAGCTCGCCAGAAGAGAGCAGAACAAAAGGTAGAGGTCAAGAATGGTATGTTCTCACGAAGTGAATATGCAGAAATCTGCGAAGTGATCGGTTATGAAGGAGAAATCGAAGTGTCCGGATTTGCCGATGTTCCGGTTAAAATACCTCGCGAAGAGTTTCTTGGTATGATTGCCGCTCATTTAGTTCAGTAATAAATTAATCCCGCCTGGCTCTCACGAGTGGGGCGGGATTGTGAGCGGGATAATGTCCTCACATTATCTTATTGCAAAGATAAGATAAATTCTACTAAATAAAAAGTCATGAATACAGAAAACCAAAATAATAGAAACTATGATACTACAACAAGGAAACATTGAAGCAGTGGACAAACTTTCTAAATCAGCCATTGAGATTGCCGAGGCAGCTGGAGACTTAGGGGCCTTAAAGGTCATGTTTGGTTTTGCTGTTACATTCACAGCCTTATTACTGATAGTATTTGTAGTTCAGATTATCAGTAACCAAAAGCTATTGAGAGGTATTAAACAGTCTACCGACCAGACAGCAAGATATTTCAGTGACCTGAATAACCGGACTATCGGCAAAGAAGAAGCTAAAGCTGTCACCAAGGAAACGCTTGACAGGAGTTGTGCACTCGTAAAGTATTACATTCTCAAGATACGGATGGAAAATCACCTGACTAACCGGGAAGGAACGCTCAACAAGATTCGTCGGATGATAGACAACGATTTCAATGGTCAGCGTGCTTTCCTTGGGAAATTTCTGTATGTGAATAAGCAGCTTAGTTTCATTGCCACTCTTGAAGACAATCAGGCCATCGCTAATCTGATGACAGAACAAGTGTATCTCCCGGCAGAAAGTTTCACTGTGTCACTTATGAGCCAGTCTGTGAATATGTATTTTGACGGTCTGAAGCTAAGACAATTGGGAAAAATTGATGAATTATAATAAAAAGGAAAGTAATGGCAAATGTTGAAAAACTGGCACCTCTTATCCTAAAGTGGGAGGGAGGTTTCGTAAATGACCCCGACGATTTGGGAGGTGCGACTAATCGAGGTGTAACTCTTGCAACCTATATGCAGTATTGCCGGAAGAAAGGTTATCCGGTACCAACCGTTGAGAGGTTGAAGAATCTATCTGAACATGAATGGACCGAGATATTAAAGACAATGTACTGGGACAGATGGAAAGCTGACCAGATAGAAAGTCAGTCTGTTGCTAATATTCTGGTAGATTGGGTTTGGTCTTCGGGAAACTACGGCATAAAGATACCGCAACAGCTTCTTAACGTTAAGGTGGACGGCATTGTTGGTCCTAAAACCCTTGAAGCTGTTAACTCACGTAATCCTCGCGAATTATTCGATATGATTAAGATTGCACGGTTTGACTTCATCGAGGAAATTTGTCATAAGCGCCCGGCTAACAACAAGTTCAAGAGAGGCTGGTTAAATCGAATCAATGATTTCATCTTTGAGCTATAATATAACGGCAATGTACTATCACAGCGGAAGGCCGTTCAAAAGAGTTTATATGAACCTTATAGTAACACTAATAAAAAGAAAATGTTCATGAATAATCTAAAAGAAATGGTTAGGCTATCAATAATAGGTTTTATAGCCTTGGTTGTGATGGGAATTGTGATGTCGCTTTATTCCTGTGGGAGTCATAAATCTACCACAAGCCAGGAAACATCCATTCTGAGAAAAGATAGTACCGGAATGGCTGTTGATTTTGGATTTACCAATAAGCAGGATATATCCAACTTCTTGCATTCTACTATGAATCGGAAAATAAACTGGAAGTTGTATGATACTAGCAAGCCAATAGATTTTAAAACAGGGAAGCATCCGCTTTTAGCTGAAGGCGATACTGAAGAAAACAATAAGATCGAGCAAGAAACTAATGTTATATCCGCAGACAGTTTTTCTTTGCAATCCGATAGCTCATCGTCTTCCTGGAGTCAGGAAAACGATAGGCAGGAACAGGAGAAGCAGAAAGACGAAACGACGGTGCCTAAACAGATTTCCGGTGTAATATGGGCGTCGGCTACATTATTGCTATTGATGATTGCAGCATGGATAATCTATAAAACAAGGAAAGGAGGTTGATATGATTTAGTTGTGTACTATTGGAGATGAGTAGAAGCATCTCATAAGGATATTAACAATGCTCTCTTTCCGGGGCTTAGAGATAAAAGAAAGCCCGTCCCTTGCCACGTCTGGTAAACCACAAGGGACAACAGTCACAATCCAATGCTGTTTTGGGCTTTCAGTCCTCACTAAACAAGCGGGTTGTGACTATTGTTTTTAATAACTTTATGTTTTATAACAGATATGAAAACAAAAGATTTATACCAGACGATAAATGCCATGGTGCGTAAACACACAGGCATTGAAATGCCATCATTGATTTTTTCTAATAAAGAAGAGTGTGTAGATGCCCGATATATCCTCGTTTATTTTCTTGCCCAGTTTCTTACCGATGATGAAATATCAAGGCATACCAACCTTAAAAGACAGTCAATAAATCATATCCGCAATAATTTTGAGTGTAAATTACAGAAATGGAGTGTAAAAAACTGTACGAGTGAAATTAGCAAAGAACTCGCAGAGAACTCGCAGATAAGCAATATGTTAGCATAGCCATTATAAGGTTATTTGTATCGCAATGCTATTGCATTGTCTTGTAACAACAAATAACATATTTTTATGGAAGCTGAAGTAAAAGAAGTAATCAAGGAGAAGGAGTATGTACACGGAGATCGTGACTACTACGATTATGACCGCGACCGTTTTGCATCGAAAGGTGTAGCTGGTATGTAACAGTGCCTGTTAGCCCTTATCCGCTTCGCAAGCGGGGTGTTAAAGAACTACTTTAATGCTAACGGGGAATGCCCACGTGGTAAATCCCGTGCCATGCAATCGAAAGGTTGAGCGGTGTATCGACTATCTCCGAATCGGGAGAGTAGGGTTCCTATTTGCACGGAATTCGAAACAGGGCTTCTCATACTTAGTATGGGTAAGATATAGTCAGGACACGTAGCAATACGTGAGTATTCGGCTGGTTTAGGTCTAGGCATAGCCGGCACAGCGCTCGGTTTGTGGGCATTGTCTCGTAGAGGTGGTTTCGGTTTTGGTGGCGGTATGCCTGAAAACGTGAACATCAACACGGTAAGCGATGCAATTGCAGGCCGTTCTGCTGCTGCTCCCACTGCTTTCCAAGCATGGGAAAAGGGTTGTTCTGAAGCTCTTGCATTGACTAATGCAATGTGGAGCCTGAAAGTGAACACTCAGGAACAGATGTCCGCTCATCGTGATGTTGACATCAACGAGAAATTCCAATTATGGAAATCTCAAGTAGATGCTGACTTTGGTCTGTACAAGTCTCAGATAGACGGTGACTTTGGTCTGTACAAATCACAACGTGATCTTTACGACGTACTGAACGAGCGTTATAGCGCCAAGTTCTGTGACCTTGACAAGAAGGTTGCCGTTCTGGAAGCCACTCGCCCGTATCAAGATCGTTTGATCCAGTGCGAAATCGACAGAGCATTTACTGCCTCTATCAACTACACTGATCGTAAGACTTGCCGCGCCATCTACGGTGTTGTAGGATTGCCGTCTACTCCTACAGTTACAGTTCTGGAGGGTGCAAACCCTTTCGGATGCAACTGTCCAGGTACAGTAACGCCAACTCCAACAGCGTGAAATCTGTAAAGAGCGCAAAGAAACGCAAAAAGCGTTAGTGGTAAGCCCCCTCCGGGGGGTGAACCACTTTCTTTTTTTTACTAACCACTAACTAACAAGCAATATGAATTTCGGAGATCCACTATTACAACAAAGGGACTTTTCTCTCCCGGAACTTGAAAAGGAACAGGAAGTAATGCAGCAGAAGATTGCTGACATGAAGAGGACCTATCAGCAACCATCACAACCGGTTACTCCGGTGTGGGACGAGATTGATCGTATCACTTCTTCATTGAGTGATAAAGAATTTGATTTTTTGCAAAACAATCAGGAGTTCCAAGAAAGCAGCATCAATATCCAGCAGATACTTCAACGCGAATATATGCGCATCATGCGTCCGATTGTAGAGAATAATACTAAGGACGGAAAGGATGCTCTTGATAAGCATCTTACGCTTCTGAAACGAATTCAGAAAACCGCTAAAGACGAAGCCAACAAGAAAGAGGCGCTGATGAATGAATATATCATGCAGTACTCTCACTTAACCTGGCAGGAATTTATTGATATGAAGAATGGCAAACAGCCGGTTCCTAAAACTCCTAAAAAATAAATAGTATGGAAGCAAAAGAGAAATTATTAGATTTTAAAGATAAAGCTATTAATTCTTTAGAAACATGGGTCGATGGCAGGATTGATGATTTTGTGACACAGAACCCGAATTTGAAAACGGCTTCTATCTACATGAAGCGTGGAGCCAAAAACTATTTGGCACGTGAGCGAGGAAAGATTGAGAATACAATTGATAATGCTGCATTATTTATTTGTGATGAGGAGGGAAATATTGACGCGGACATGCTATTTAAAGACATGATGACCATGTTCCGAGAAATGGAAGAAACCACGTTTGGCAAGGGATTCTTGCAGGGAACTATTGGAAAAGGCGTGGTTCGCTTTAAATTACCGAATAATCCGGTTTTCAATCTTATGTTCGGCAATACTGGAGCGATAAAGATAACCGAGGCGGATTTCCTTGAATTGAAAGAACTTTTTAACGCATAATTATTATGGATTACAAGAATATGCTAATCGCCGCAAGAAATGCAGGCGTAGCAACAGAAAAGATAATGTGGCAAAGTGTGGACGGCTTAAACGAAATGCTTTGCAAAATGAAAGAGGAACATCCGGAAATGTTCTGGAAGTTCATGCGTGAACAACATGGTATCATGTATGGAAACCATTATGATGAAGGATTTGCCATGCATGATGTGTCTATGATCCGGTATACAGATAGGGCTGGCAAAAAATGCGAAGGCGGATATTGGACGCTTGAACAGATAGAATCGGTAACCAAAGGCATGACTTTCCCCTCGGGGACAACGAAATGGGACAAGTATGTAGCTTTTAACGGATTTTATGCCGATACATGTACAGTTCTCGATGATGAGTTAATCATTAAGACTGCACATAAGTTCTATTTTGCTGATGAGGATGCTCCTCCGGGTAAGATATGGTTGTATATGGAAGCTATGTATGAAGGGAAATAAGATATAAGAGTTCTTTGACTTGTTGGAATTACCGTTTAATTTTTTAGTTAAAATGTGACTTTATGGTTAATAATATGCATAATCTTGGAAACAAAATATCTGATTTACTGTTTTATTTTTATATTTGCATTATAATTTAAATATGGAGGTAAGTATGTGCATATTAAAGGAAGTAGGACGTTTTATTAAAAATGGAGCTTCTACATTTCGTGATGCCTCTCAAGGGCATTATAAGCAGAACTCCGAAGCTATTTCTGAAATTAGGAAAGAAATTATAGAAAAAGACAGAAATAGGAATGATGATAAGAGAAATCTTATGGAAGACAGAAGAAATGTTGAAGGGGATATGCGTAGAGCTTTCAATGAAATTGTATTAAACAATGGGTAAGCAAGAATTAAAACAGCGAGAAACACAAGTTGCAACAGGCGATGGAGTTGGAAAACAATTAGAGCAGACTTATACCGTTGATGACAACTGCCTACCTTCACCTCAAGAATTAGCCGCATATAAGAGTATTGATCCTAGGATTGTCGATTATCTTATTAATGCCTCTGTAAAAGAGCAAGATCACCGACATAAAATGGATAGTAATAAATTGAATATGATTAGAAAAGCTGATAGAAGAGATGGAAGAATGAACTGGTGGGGAATGTTTTTCGCATTTCTTGCTATAGTTGTAATGATAGCTCTTGCTGGTTATGCTCTCTATTTAGACAAACCTTGGTTTGCTGGGATTATGGGTGCTAGTACACTTGTATCCGTAGCATCTATTTTTATTAAAAGTAATGAGAATAAAAGCAAACCATCTGGTAATACCAAGAAATAATTAAAATTTTTAATACTAAAGTCAAGGCGGTAATTCCAAACGGTTTCACCGCCTTTTTTGTGTCCGGGCGGTATCCAAGTTCGGACTATTTCATTGTATTGTTGTATGAAGGAAAGTAAGGTTGACATATTGCTGGATCAGGCAGATTTCGCATTCTACTGTGATTTCTGCCTGATATTTAGGATTCTTCAATGGAGTGTTTTTTAGAACGTTTTGAGAAGGTGCTACATTGGATAATACCTATTGCTGTATTGGCGAAGGGTTTATCCGTGTGCGTATAGCCAATTTTTTATCGATTTCCCTACCCCACATCGAAGCGTTATAGATAGAGGCTGCATATAATTTTAATTCCTTACTACTTTTAAGAAAATCTACTTTCAATGCCGCTTTTAATGAATCAGCATATAAGTTCTGATCTATTTTTATTTCCATAATATAAATTTTATTTTCAAAAAAAATATCCCCAAACATCAAAGACATTTGGGGATGCATCATTTAAAAAAGTATTGGGACTACTAAACTATTAGGAGATTCCGAATAGTTCAGGCTTGATTTTTAATTTTCGATTCTAATTATCTTACCACTCTCTAATATCAGGTATAAACGGCACTTATAAGCGATAGTACTTGCCCATTGATGAGCATATTTCAAATACTGATGCAATTTATACCTACCCGGATTTTTCATCATTTTGTTTCTTATTCTTTTCTTCATTACTTTATTGTTTTACTCTAATTGATTCGTACATATTTACCTGCGATATTACAGGTTCTTAATATTTCTGCATTTTCTTCACCGAAAGCAATTAAGATGCTACCACAACCGGGCGAATCTCCGCGTGTTCCATCCGGGCGAAAGAAGCGAATCCGGTTACGTAGAAACTTCATTGCCGTGCCTTTCTCAAAAATGACATCTTGAAACATCTTTGAGTCACAACGATTAAAGAGTAATGCAATTCCGTTGCCATGCTCTGCCAAACGCCTAACAAACTGTTCAATAAGAGGACGGGAATAAGGGGGATTAAGCCAAACACGACCTACCCAGTCTTTCGTTAATCCGTCATGGTTCTTATTGTACATCCGTATAGCTGTCTGCCAAAGTGGATTTACCGGGGCACATGGATCTGTATCAAATATGCCCAGCGCATCTATGATTTCCTTTGGTGTATACCATTCATCGGTACGAGTGGCCGATCTTTCAAAGGCTGTATTCATTTCTTGTTAATTTTGAGGGTTATTTATCAACTGTTGATTTTACAATTACTTCATTAATTTGAGAAGGGAGAACGACTAAATTTCCTTCGCCAGTAGTAATTTTAAGTATAGGGTTAAAGTCAAAATCTGTTGTAGCGATAATAGTCATATCGGCAAATTCATACTTGTAATCTTCTTGTAATGCTATTCTATCCATAATTCATTTTTATACCAATTTCAGTTTCTTAATTAAAACATCGGCTAACTCTACTGATAAATCGGCTACAATCTCATATCCATATCCATCTTTGAGAAAAGAGATATTTATTTCTTCAACTGTATGACTAGATATAATGCTGGCTGCAAAACTTTTCACTAATTCATAACGTCTTTGATCCCAATCAATATAAGGACGGTGGTCTGTTATTTCTATGTTAACTGAGTTCATAATAATTTGTCTTCCTTCGGGAAGTTCGCATTGATAAAAATATCCATCGCAACCGCACCATCCGTCTACTATCTCCACTTCCGTTCCTTCTACAATAGCCATATCTTCTGACTCAAGAAACGATGTTTTCAATTTTCCTCTCATAATTTCAAAAACTAAATGCCGAAACTGCAAGTCCGGGCGTATTATTAATCCAATCATTATACTCTTCCATAGGTACTTCTTCTACTGATATCAACCTATTTTCATCAATTATAACCCCCTGTTCTTCTGTATATGAAACGCTGTCAACAAATTTGTGCTCGCTATAATCATACATCCGGCTGGTTATTTTTAACGCCATACCTTCACTCGGAAAGTATCTCTTCAATTTTACTTCTTCTGTTTTCATCTTATTTTTATTTTAGTTATTAGTTAATCTATTAATTCAAACTCATATACCCACACATACGGGTCAATATTCCAAGTTCCTTTACCAGACACCTTATCTATGAGGGCGGCAAAGGCTTCGCGAGGGGTATCGAAATGCTTACAGAACATTCTATTCCATCTACTTCCTATATCTGTAATATTTTGAACAAAAAATGATTTTGTACCATCATATTTATATTGCTCCTGACTAAATTCTACACCCTCACGCAAGCACTCATCCTCCGATATGTCCTGTAACCGTTCTGCTTTCACCTTGGTAATGCGGATGTGATGTTGCATTAGGTCTGCCTTTACAAACATCTTGTTATTCCAACCTTTACTATCCTTCATAGAAGTAGTAAACATATCCATTGTTTCAAGTCCTATTTCATGGTACATAGTTTCATAGCTTTGCGCAATGGCAACCACTTCACCAACTTTATATTTTGGAAGTATCTGCCCGCCATCAATCATACGTTCGTCTTCGTCATACATACATATTTCAGTGACTTCACCGGAAGGTCTTCTACAGACAAAATATCCTGCAACGTTTTCACCTTTAAACTTTGAAGGATATGTTATCTTCCTTCTGGTCATGGTCTTTGTACCATTCAATACGGCTGTCTCTAAGCCGAATTTTTCATTAAACATAATTTTCTGCATACTTTAGTCCCCTTTCTCTTTCATTCGTTCTAAAACGTCTCTGTTGGCTTCGAGGATATCCTCGAAAGATGGTACTTTCATCCAATGGGTTACTTCTACGAGTTCGCCACATACAAACAAGTCTTTTCGAGGTTTTCCATCCTTTGAAGAGTGCATATATCCCACATCCGGTATATTCTTAACACCACGAGAATCAATTCCTAACAGGAATAAATCTTCATCCGAACATGGCGGTAATTCTTCGTCCACACTTATGAACGGAGATTGCTCTGCTTTCCATTCTGCACCAGCTATAAACCCTTGATAAAATGCAGGATATGCGCTACCGCTACTCCTACTTTCAGCATAAGAATGTGCTGCTTCTTCTAATGTCTGTTTCATGCTTTTTATGATTAAGCATTAATTAATTCATTGAATATCTTCAGATAGTGCTCAGATTCTGCCGCAATATCTTTTCTTCCTGATTCGCTACAATGATCTTCCACAAAAAGGCGGAACGCTTCAGTAGCTTTCTGTATCATTTCTTCCTCTTTGGCTTTTAAGGATTCTTCTACACCTACTCTGAAAACCAAATCATCGCATCCAACTCGCCAACCTTCGTACAACTCTCCATCACTTACATGACAAGCATTGCACTCTATTATAGTTTCTGCCTTAAAATTCATATTTGATTATTAAGAGTTAGTAAATACCTTTGTGCGTTCTTCTCTAAAAACAGAGATGGGAACATCAAACCAATATTTGCTAAATACAGTGACTACAACTTTTCCTTCGTCATTTGTTCTTGCTTCTGATGTTAACACTCTGTCTCCATCTTTTAGTATTATCCCAAATTCAGGATGGACAATATTCCTATTTGCTGTCCTATAAAATGTCTTCATTTGATTTTTTCTTTCTTTTATTCGTTTATTTTTTGATTAGAATTTTTTCTATTCCAAGGGGCAATCACTGGGGATATCAACTTTATCACTTTCGTATGGACGAAGTGCAGCGGCTATAGTTCTATTTAATTTCTTACAGAAAATTTTTTCGTCATCATCACAAAACCAATCCCATGGATCAGGATCTGGAAGAATTTCACTATGTGGACATTGCGCACATTTCTCTATTTTAGTAACTATTGTTTTACCCATATTATATCCTTAACCCAGTTTCTGAATAGATTCCATCAAATAATTATAGTCCAACATATTGTTTGATCCCCCTTTATCAGTAATAACTTTCTGTCGACACCATGCCTGCTGTAGATCGTTTTCACGGAAAAATCCCCAAGGGAATAATTGTACGGCAAATGTGGTCATATCTATATGCTTGATGTGTTTCTTATGGCACAGATACTGGATGAAGTTGGCGTATTCTGTGATCATTCCCGGAGTATCGCAAATAGACCCGAGAAAAACGTAAACAGCCTTACTCATAGTGTAGGTGTGACAATATTTCACTCGATTATAAAGTATAGTCACACCATTATATCCCTTTAATAGATTTTCCCAATCATTGTCCCCTTCCATCTTTTTCTCAGCAAAGGTGGCATTAATCATTAATTCCGTCTCCTTGTTAGTCATTTTACGACGTTCACATTTATCTAGTTCGACACACCACTTTTCAATAGCGGTCCCGTCTAAATCTTTCAGGTATATACTCATTTTAGTTCTGTTATTCGTTAATTTTCAAATTGGTAATTTTTACCCATCCATAGAACTGCCATAGCCTGTCCCTTATACAGTCTTTAATTTCAGCTTTCAAAGCTGGTTTACGTATTTTATCATCATCCAGTAGACTTATATCAAGGTCAAAGGATATATGCAGCTTCTTTTGTTTCATATTATTTTAATTTGAATTTATTGTTAAACATTGAATCGGCCCTTTGAAATTGCTTCGTGAAACGATTCGTTTTATTCAGTGAATCAGCCCATCGAAAATAGTACCCGGGATGATTCTCTTTTTTATTCACTAAAAGAATAGTGGTGCCTTTCTGCACCGTACAACTCGCTATACTTACGAGCATGATAATTAATAATATTTTCTTCATCTCTGAATCTGTTATTTGTTAGTTACCACCAAAAGACACCGCCCCAAATCGCGGTAAATACGAGGGCTAATACAACCCAGAAGAACAAAGCCCATTCTCCATTAGAACCAAACCAATGAGGGGTGTTATCCCTCGTTAGCACAAACACCAGTGTACATACGAGTATCAGCACGTACACGATTATATCCCATGTTATCGCAATCATCTTAATTTATATTTTTATTTGGTTTTGAATATTATTCGATTGAATATAATGCCTGCATACATTCGAAGGGGAAAGATGAATTTAATGCGTCGTATACTTCTTCTGGTATATCGTCTTCACTTTCAAAATTACCTTCGATACTTTCAGAGCCAAATGCTGTTGCAACATGCTTCTCTTTATACTCTTTACCGTCAATGATTACGGTACTCTCCCAGCCATCAGGAGTAATTTCGATTTTTATCTTATTCATGTTATCTCTTGATTTTTTTAATGAATCACAATAGTTTTCTAATTCGGATATCACAAAGTTGAATGCATCTTTGTAACCATTTGAATAAGCTCTCTTTTGGTTGTGCATTCCAAATAAGAAAGCAAGGCTACCTATGGAAAGGTAAAGCAACACTAATAGAACTTTTCGTTTCATTCGTTTCTAATCATTTTAATAGCTGCCCTAGGTACTGTCTAGGGCAGCTATCTGTTAGTCAACTATAAATTCATCAATGCCCTGAACTGTTTGAACCCCTTCCATTACCTCTACACTTGTAGGAGTGACAATTGCAGTTACATGAGGGTGATAGTTTTCGCAAAGAAACTTTATCAATGGCTTTGCAGCCTCTTTCAGTTCTTCCAACTTCCTTTTGTTTTCTTGAATATTAGTTTCCATATATTGTATTCATGGGTTTTACAAAGCCGCCCAAGGCTCATTTCTATTGGTTAAACTTCTGGTACTTTCATCCAATAGGTTACTTCTACGAGTTCGCCACATACAAACAAGTCTTTTCGAGATTTTCCATCCTTTGAAGAGTGCATATATCCCACATCCGGTATATTCTTAACACCACGAGAATCAATACCTAATAGGAATAAATCTTCATCCGAACATGGCGGTAATTGTTCTTCTACGCTTATCCACGGGGATTGCTTGGTTCCCTCCACAAAACCTTTCGCATAAATTTGTCGAAGATAAACTTCAATCACATGAGGTTGGTTTATTCGATTAGCCAATTGGCTTACTATGTCTTTTAGCTTCATTTTCATTAGTTATTCTCTATCTAATCTACTATATTCTACTATCAGTCTATCTCTTTCTTTTTCCAAAATAGTCTGTATTTTCTTAGAGCAATCTTCATTAAAAGTGTAAACATCACCATCTCTGTTTGTCACAGAGAACCAACAATTTGCTTGCTTACCTGAAAGCAATAAATCCAAATTTCTAATTTTGTTAGCCAAACCAGTGGCTTGTTCCAAGTTTTCTATTTTCATAATAAGTTACTTTCTGTTTATTAATTAATTAGAGTTATAGACATAGCGACATAATCCTCTTCTAAAGCCAGAAAATCACTTAAAACATAATCTACCCGTACGTAGCAGTAGCGTCCAGTGTACTTCTCTGTTATGGGGTCTAATTCTTTGGCAGGATCGTATTCACGCAAGCGAAGAACATCACCAACGGAGAAACATCTATCATTTTTCCGTATTTCAAATCTTTTCTTTCCGTCTATTATCGCTTGATAATAAGGCGGCCATGTTTTTAATTCATGATTCATATTTAAATTGTTTTGAATTATTTTTTTCAATCATATCTACTGGATGATAGTCTTTTTTATGTGGAAATCCATCACCGCAATACCCATCATATTTAGCATGTTCTTCGCAGACATCAAACTCTGATACGGTTCCCCAACAGTTATATAAAATTCGTTTCACGGCTTTACAATTACAGCCTTCTACTGAACAATCATTATTAGGTGAGAACTTGTATTTGTATGTACTCAAAGAATGATAACTTTTATTGTATAATAGACTAACCCGCATCTCTGGAAAATCTTCGATACACCCTACAACCTTTAATTGAGAAGGCTTAAATGAATCGGTAAACCGTTTTTTTTGATAATATTCATAGCCATATACCCAAGAATATTTCTTAGGTATATACACCCGAATGTTTGTCTTATTGATTTTATCAATCTGACCGTAGCAACCGTTTAATTGATATTCTTCTCCGAGATTGAATTGTACAATATCACCAACTTTAAATTCGCTCATATCTACTTAGTTTTTAATGTTTCACGAATAAACTCTCTCATTTCTCGAATTGTCAGTTTTTTCCAGAATGGGAAAGTTTTTGATCCTATTATATCATTGCTGTGTATCTTTCTAAGCTCAAGAGTTACTTTTTCGGATTCAAAAATTGGGCGCATTGGTCTGAGGACATAGGTATTTTCCCATTTATTAGCCTTGTTCCATTTGTCCCAAAAAGAAAATTGTTCATCATTGTATTTCCATGATGGAAATTTGTCTGACAGTTCTAAAGGTATGTTATAGTATCCTACATTTTCCCACCATGACAAGCTTCCATCTTCTATGCTTTTTAGAAGACACTTAGTGTATTTACCAGCTTCCTCTTTAACATCGACAACCCACGATAAATACCATTTAGTAGTTGGCGCTGCCATAAGTCGTACAAGGCTTCCAATCGGAGGTGCACCCCCTATCTTTACAGATTCAAAACCACTACCTTCACTAAAAGGAGGAAAGTATTTGCCATCATACAGGGTATTGGTGCAGAAGGCTATTACATAATTCAGTATCTCCAGTCTTGCCCGGCTGAACGTTTCATGCTTCATATTTAAATTGTTTTACTCTAAATGTTCAATTTCTTCTATCGCCTTAAATATCTCAAGAATCACCTGTGGCACTATGGCGTTTCCATATCCTTTGACTGATTCTTGTCTCCACTTTGTGAAAGGAATGGTAAGGTCGTCCACATTAAAGGGAAGCCCATCATTTCCTCGACAAACAGGGGATTGAGTTGGGAAGTCGTCCCAGGGCGTTGAGTGCAATGCTCCCCTAACATCACTGGAATATTGCTCAAGGCATCGTTCCTCAATTTTCCGTTTTTCCGCATCATTCCGTTGGGAGATATTGAAGACTTGTAATCTCTCGTTGTCGGAGTAGGGATCATACCGCATGTTGCCAAATCGTTCAACTCCATCGTCCACCCTTGTTCCTGCTTTCTCTTGGTTCTTCCGTCTTCTAACTTTGATCCGTTCTTGTAGCTTCTTGCTGTTGGAGTGGGAAGTAACCCGAATACAGCCCCCGAAGAGAGGTTGTTGAGTCTCGTTCCCGTCCTGTCTTTCGTTCTCTCGGCAGCTTTCATGGGGTGCTCCACCACTTCCACGACACGCGGTGTCGGTAGTAAGTCGTGCGATAAACCACACCCTGTCTCTTCTGTGGGGCGCTCCAACGGCACAAGCCGGAATAAGCATCGGTTGGACGGAATATCCTTCTCGTTCAAGGTCTTTACAGATGGTTTCAACGACGTATTCTTGTCGTAACAAAACTCTTTTTCTGTTATCTTCTCCGAAAAGAGTGGTTTGGCTTCCCATTTCAACCTCCTGGCCGGGCTGAACCATCGTGAGGATTCCAGCAACGTTTTCACCAATAACCCAAGTGGGTCGGATTTCCCGTATAGCACGGAGCATGTGAGGCCAGAGGTAACGGTTATCATCCGCTCCCTTTCGCTGGCCTGCGACGGAGAAAGGCTGGCAAGGAAACCCTCCTGTAAGGATGTCAATCCGTCCTCTCCATTGACTAAAGTCTGTTTTGGTAATGTCTTCATAATGTTTTGAATTAGGAAACCAATATTTCAAAATAGTATTGCAAAAATCATTTATCTCGCAGTGGAAAGCGTTTTCCCACCCCATCCAATTAGCTGCAACACTTGGAGCATCAAGGCCACTGAATAAACTGCCATGTGTCATTTGATTCATTTTTTGATTAGTAATCGTCAGAAAGATTTTCAATAACCTTTCTAAGCTGGCCTACTGTTTTGATTTTATCTATTGCCATAATCTTTTTAATTAAAAGCCCCGAAGCGTATTTCCCGGGCACAACCATTATTCACTAACCCTTGCCATTTATGTGTGGCTCACATTTTTATTGATTTAAATTATTCAATTTCACAGATATAACCATTCTCACGCATATAATCTGAAATATCGTCTTTGGATATGGAATCCAGTAATTTAGTAGAATCTCTTTCATCGACTTCTGCTGTTACTCTGACATATCCATTTCCAGCCATACTTGTCTCTATCTGAACGCTTGTCGCATCCACATCTATTGATATTGTTTTCATATTGTACTTTTTAGAACTATTTATTTCTGATCTGAAGAAATCCACGCTTAGCACATTCCCTGAGAAGCTCCATATCCTCATCCTTGATGTTACAGGGAGTTTCTCCGTTTACTGTGGTGTAATCGGGAATGTTAAACCTGTCTCTGATTTTCTTCTTAATTCTTGGGACGTCTTTGGGATCAAGATGTTTGGTGTCCCAGTAAATGGTAACTTTCATTGTTTAAAATGGATTTTCATCCTCTATGTCAGCATGTTGAAACCCAGATAGAGGAACAGAGTCAAGATTATAAAAGCATGTTGTAGCAGCATTGAACCCGCAGATAAACCGTAGAAGTCCAATGTTTCGTCCTTTAGCAATATCTATCATAGCCGTTCCTTTCGTTTCCACGTTTGAGAAATCGCTTGGATAGGATTTCTTAGTTACTTCGGGACGATAGATAAGAATGACTACATCGGCAGCTTCTGCTATTTGTCCACTGTCACGAAGGCGGGCCAACGTAGGAACCGGATTCATGGTATCCCTATTCAATTGAGAAAGGGCTATAATCCAAATATCAAGTTCTTTTGCAAGATTCTTCAAACGCCTTGCAACGTCTCCCATCTGCTGTTCCTTGTTGGCTCCTTTCATGTTCACATTGAGAATCTGCAAGTAGTCAACTATAGCACCATCAATGCCATATTTCAACTTCATATAGCGAATAGACGAAATGATAGTGTCTATATTTGATGTACTCCGATCATCAAAGTAGATACCCTTACCTGATATCTTGCCAATACCTTTGTCAACTGCCTGTAATTGCGAATCTGTCAAGCGTGAGTACATGATCTGATTGGCAGAAACACCACTCTCCATAGAAAGAATACGAGCTGTTATTTGTTCTTTTTTCATCTCCATAGAATACATGGCAATTTTGGCACCAAAATCTGCTGCATTCCTCATGATAGAAACAGCTAAAGAGGTCTTGCCCTGCGAAGTCTCACCGGCAATAATTATCAAATCCGATCTCTGTAAACCACCTGATTTGCTATCAATCTTTTCAAAACCTGTAGGAGTTCCAGTGATAGTTTTAGCTCCTGAGAGATTCTCATTTATCATGCTGTAAACATTCTCTAGCCCATCATTAATGGTTGATACCGTAGTGCTACTTGATTTAAACAGAGACGCCAGTTCATTACTGACCGAATTAGTCACATCAAGAATATCTTCTGATTCCGAATAAGAGTTTGAGACTAGATATTGCCCTATTACATAGAACTTACGCCTGATGGCCAAGTCATGAAGCCTAGCTGCATACTGATACAAGTCAAAAGTACTGTTAGAAGCAATCTTCATATACTCCACCAGTTCAAACTTCACACCATTGGCGACAAGCTTTCCCTTGACCGTTATCATATCAGGCCTGTTTCCGGATGATACCACTTGAAGAATAGCCTTGTATATCTCCTGATGGAAAGGATTGTAGAAAGATTCTTCCGATAGTAACTCTCTCACTTCTTCAAAAGCATTGCGTTGAAGAATGATAGTGCCTAGAACTATTTTCTCGGCATCTTCATCACGTAACTGTACATTAACTTCCATTCTGATATTCAAATTGTTTTAAAATCGCATAATAAAGCACATCCCATTTGGAACGGATATCTGCTCTTCCTTCGATTGTACGCAATGCGCTTTTAAACATTTCGTTTCCGTATTTGTCACGTAGCAGCAAGGATTCTTCCTCGCTAGGTAATCGCATGTTTGAAAAACAATATGGCGCTTGTTTCTTGATGTAAGACAGAAATTGGTAATAGCCGCCATTACTCCCTTTTGCGGAGAATAATAGCTGCTCATTTTCTGTCTGGTACTTGTCTGTTTTAGACTTTCCGAGTTCAATATCCAGCCACCTGACAAAATGAGCCATTCCATCTTTCGGGCTTTTATGAGTTTCCCCCTCATTTTGAAGCTTATCAAAGAATCTCTTGAGATATTCCTGAAAGCTATCCAATGTCAGGTTTGGATGACCGGCAGACCTCTTGTTCATTACGACAGTCTCTATCCATGAACTGTTGGTGGATAGCTCCTCATAGCAATCTTCCAGGGATTTTTCTAATATTTCCGGAGGGATGATACTTTCTTTATCTCCTTTAGGAGATTTCTTTGTATTATCTTCTTCTTTCTTCTTCTTGTTGCCCCCAGCTTGCCCTAATTTCTCTATTTCTCCTATTACATCTGCCCTTAGCTTGCCCAAAGCATACTTTAACTCGTTGATTTCATTGATGTTATCTATGCCCTTATCTTCGCCCTTTATAGGGTTATATTCATCATATTTACAAATAGTAATGACATTCATTCCTTGTTTTCCACATGTAGTTATCATCCCACGTTTTTTCAGTTTGCCCAAGAAGTATCTTACTTTCTTTTCAGACCACTGCCAACGCTTCATTAAAAATGATATAGATGCAGGATATTGTCCTCTTGTATAAGAGATTTCTCGACCTCCGATGAGTTCGCTATATACCTTGTCGGTTGCCTCAAATCGAGCGGACTGCAATAAGTCCAGCCACGCTTCGCACTCCGAAAACTCCCGGGCTTCTTTCCACAATTCATTCGAGAAAAACTTGCGGCTTAGTTTTATAAATCCTTTATCGCTCATTTCTTAAAATGGAGAATCTACTTCTTCAAACAAAGATTTTATCTCGCTTATAGGCTGGTGATAATTTGGAATATTCGCTTCCTTGATTTCCCAATTCTTTTGCTGGTACTTAAAATGAATACCATTTAATCCATATTTGTATAAATAGATTTTAAAATAAGGACTATTACTATATAGAAATACAAAATCAGATTTACGATCTATTGTCTTCCCTATTAAGAAAAATTCTAAGGATATAGAACGGTTGTGTATATTGCATCTTTCCTCTATGTATTTATTGATTCCTGTACCATATCTCGCTGCTTGAGCCATTGTTGATATATCAACAATATCCCTTTTCAGCTCGTAAATTGCTATTCTCACATAATTGGGATTAATACTTACAGTCATTAAATCAAGTATTCCGTAATCACCAAGATTTACTTGTCTGTACATTTTACCTGATATTGGTAGCCCTTTATCAAATAGCCCATACTTTCCATCTTCACTTTGGTATGCTTCCCAAATAATATCCTCTAAATCTTTCTCTAAGAATTCCATATCTATAATTTCTTTTGATTACATACATTAAGTTTATTTCTCCACTCCTAGGACATTTGGAAATATGTTCAATGTCTCTAATTACTTCTTTTATGATTTTCATACATAAGCTTTTTGTTGGTAATCTCTTAATTTAAATTGCATATCGGTATAATTTCAAATTCTATTCTCGGATTCACTTTATCTATAAATTTCTCCGCTACTATCTTCACACAATTACGGTCGTTCTTGATGGCTTTACATCCTTGCAGACAATCTAAAACGATTTTCATACAATTGTCAAGGTCTGGTCGCTGATTCTCGTAGAATACGCTCAGATGAAGCTCAAATAAACCTGAATAATTTCTATTACGATACTGGTTACATTGCAGATAGAAAGATTTCTCATACTCTTTTAAAGCTGATTGTTTAGCAAGGCTTCCATGACCTTTTAGAGTAATAACCTTGTAGCAATTTGATTTGCTGGGACATTTCCCATGAATGATTTGTTTCATAAGCCCAAATATCTATTTCTTCTTAGTCTTAGTCCTTTTATGTAGTATGGCATATTATTGTATTCCTATCTGTTCTGTTAAAAACCTTTCTGCATACTCAGCGGCTCTTTTTATCGAATGTTCTTGCCTGTCTTTGTTCTCATAAGACACATTATCTATTTTTGAGATCAGACTATTTGTCAAATCGCACATCAATTTGAGGTTTTCAAAACGAATTTCGTCTTCATTCGTTTCACCAACAGGATTAATCTTACCAATAAGATTTTCCACGATTTCAACAACGGTAAATTTCTTTTCCATAATTCTTGAATTAAAAGCCCCGAAGCGTATTCTCCGGGGCGAAACCATTATTCACTAACCCATGCCATTTATGTGTGGCTCACATTTATGTGGAGATGGGGCGATTCGAACACCCAATCAAGGACTATATCCTTTTGCGCTACTTCTAAGGTTAATTACTCCTTATATCTCACGTACCGTACTTTCTATCATGTGCACCTTTCGAAAGTCAAAAGCACTCCACTGCGCATCCCCATGTTTGCCTGCCCCATCTTTACAGACAGAGCAGACAGGTTAACAAAGTTATTCCATATAAGCTATTGAAAACTCTTTCGGAATAAACCGCCCGACCGGTATAGGTTTGGCTGATTCAATAGCCGTGTGAATTTCTCTTTTATTGAACTCATGCCCCTTTTCTTTGGCTTGCTTCTCGCATTCCTCCTCTTTATTTTTGAGGTAGTGAGTGATAAGCATCATCGCCCTATCAACGTTGAAGGTGTTCACGACAAAAGTCTGAACCCTTTCGTCTTCATTCTCCCCGTCCGTGAAGGTGATTTTCGTCTCAATCTGGTAGAATATCTTTTCATTCGGTTTAGATTCTTCGTTACTATCTTCAGTCTCATCGTACATCTTGTCAACGTATTCTTCCATTGTTATTTCGTCTTTGAGGTAAGCGACAGCCACATCATCGACCTTACGTTCTTTCAGATTGTCGGTAAGAATCACGCAGGAATCGAATTCCTTTGCCATCGTCAGGGTGAACCCGAACTGGTAATTGAGTTCGATGTAGTCTTTCAAAATAAGGCAAGCATTCTCCAGCCCAGTGGCATACAACAAGAACTTATACTTCTTGTCGCTTATCTGTGCTTGTGCGATGTATGGATATAAAAACTTGTTCTCATTCTCGAACGCCAAACGATTCTGGTTGCTAACTTCCACTTCCTTGATACCATCAGCTTCCATACTGAAACGGATTTTTGCTAATAGGTCTTGGTCTATCAGCGTGCCACGCTCAAAGAGGACTTCATGCCGTTCTATGTTGACTGTTTCACCGGTATCTTCATCAATGAAAGATTCCTCCCATGTTTTGAGGACACGTTTTGCAAGGTACATGTTAAGCATCTTCTTCGGGTCAGATGTCACATACCGGATTTCTGTTTTTCTTGTTTCAATCATTATTTTTCAATTTTAAAATTAGTTCATCTTTCATTCTCAATATTCTGGCCATACCTCTCATTCGGGATTGAGCAGCGAGATACATTTGCTTATACTTAGCTGCATCCGTCAAGGCACGCTCATACTTGGCCGTCTTTTCATCGGCAAACCGCCCGATGCTGTCACGCTTATAAACCTTTCTAGGTTTTACATCATTCCCGAATAAGTCTGTCATGGCTATATAAATTCTTTGTTACGTTCAATATCTATCTCCATCAACTGAATCAAACGTTCTTCATCGGCAGAAGGAATATACACACCTGCCTCTGCACTTGCCCAATTTCTGAAACGATCAATGCTGGTATTCATTTCGTTGACATCCAAATCAGAAGAGCTTCTTAATACCTTTATCTTTCCTAAATATGGACATCTGTTTCTCTGATGAATATCGTAGGGTTGACCAGCTTCTTATAATACTGCTGCTTTACCCATTCTGTTGTATTACCAGTTTCACATGCAAAGTAAGCTAGGATGGTATGCAAGTATCTGTTTTGATTACTTGATCTTTTGGGCTTTTTTTCTGTAAGTTCTACAATCTTACCGCTTTCTGCAAGCTTTGCAGAACGAGCTTTGAACTGCTCTTTCTGCAAAGGGTTTGATGTATCGTAAAGAGACATACATCAAAAAGGTAAGCCATCATTATTCCCTTGCGCTGGTGGAAAACTCTGAGGCTGTTGTTGAGTAATCGGCTGGGGCACAGGTTGCGCTATAGGTTGTGATGTTGGCTGCTGAATGGGTGCAGAAGGCTGTTGAGTTTGCCTTGCCTCAATTCTATAAGGTTGCACGCGAGTAAAAATCTGCTCAACATTATCCTTGTTTCGATATCTTGTGCCTTGAACGTCAAATGATATAGTAACTATCTGTCCGATTTGATAATTATCAAGTTCCGAACATCTATCACCAATGAACTCCAACATGGGAGTATTCTCAAAGCCACGTTGACCTGTATATGGATCATAGCGTGTACAGTCTATTACTATCCCTCTTTTAAGAATAGTTTTGCTCCCATCTTTCGATGGAATTTGTTGAGTTGGATAGATATATAATATCTTTCCTGTAAGTTGGTTTGCCATAACTATTTAGTATAAAAATCTTTGATTTGTTGAAATATTAATCCTCTCTCTGTTATTTTAGAAATAGCCTTTTCGTCACGAGTGATTCTTACCTTACAATATTCATTTGACTTAATTACTCTATTCCAGTTATAATCATCATCGTAAGATGTTACAGAGAGAAAAACGAGGTTGCAACTCTCTAATTTTGTGCAGTAAAGCTGTTCCTGTACTTGATTGTAGTAAGATTTATGCTTCTTTTTCACATAATCAACAAGAGCCTTATTATCATTCTTTATAGGTTCTATAAATTCAAGGTAATCAGAAAGGGCAAGTGTTTTCAATTCATCGAAATCGACAAGTTTTCCCTTTTCTATTTTTGCAAAATCGAGACTACATTTAAACACATTCATCTCTTCCGAAGTTACAATGTATTGTGCGAAGTAATTATCAGGCAGTGTAAGTAGATACCTATCCTCAAGAATTGCGCCTGTGCGTAAAGCGTCTATCGGACTTGCATAAGCATTATAATTAGGCTTTACACCACTGACAAAACGCTGCATTAAAGAAGAATGAGATTTGGTTTCTTTCCCACTCATCAAAGCATGAATATCACCGCTGCCGATATACATAGTCTCTATCATAACTTACCTTTCTTCTTTAGATTATTGTAAGCCATCTTAAACTGCTCGGTACTCATATCATCCGAACTTCCAACATTAAAATAGGAAAGTATGTTTTGCGTAAATGTGCTATCGAGCATCATGTAATTAACAACAGCATCTTTTATTTCATCAACTGTTACAGGAGTTTGTTCCTTTGACTTATTTTCATCAGGATCTTCACCCGTTGCAATCTTATAAGCGTTCAAAAGAGCATATTTTCTTGCATAGGTCGAAGCCTTTCCAAATCCTTTATCTCCGGGATCAAGACCTCTACCGAAACTTTCTACATCGATAAATTCATCAGTCTTATCAAGGTTAATAATGCGAAGTGTCATTTTCACAATATCCATATATTGAATGGATTTCCCACCACCATCTTTTACTACCTCGATAACTTCGGATTTTACAAGTTCTTGTTTAATGGGAATACTCACCAAACCATGTTTTGTTTCGGCTGTCTTAACTTCGAGAGTAACATCAATATCCTGGACTGCCTTATAAGCGTAATTGCCTTTTCCGACGGTCATATTCTTTTCGATGTTCTTTATATCGTTAGAAACAGCTTGTATCTTCTGATACAAATTTAGCTCGCTCATAATCGTAAAGTTTAAAGGGTTATTTATTGCAATTAATGCCCCGACTCTTTATAACATATTCGGGCCATTATAAATGATAATCCACAAATGATAAGCATAATAATAATCCCTGTAGCATACATAGGACTATCATTAACAACTGCTCCGTACAACATCACTATTGAGCATAAAAAGACGAATAGTGAGAGAATAAACATAATCACTTTCATAGCATTGTCATTACGATTAAATCATTTGAATACAACTCTACAAAATCATGCTTTCCGAATTGTACCATTACTTTGTCACCGTTAACGCTACATATCTTCCCGATCTTATTTTCCCAACCGGGAGCTTTATACTTTACTAATAAACCCTTTTTCATATTCATTGTTAATTTTGAATTTACTTGTACCAGCGTCCACCGCAATATTTACATACGAAATAATTCCCCATACTCATCACCTGAACTTTTTCATCAACGCATATACGACACATACAAATCTTGTGGTCGCCATCGGATTGCGGCTGTTGGATTCTATCATATTCCCAAAATGAGAGTTTCCCTTTAGCTGGTATCGGTTCAGGGAAAAGAATAGGATTGGCAAGTACCCAGTTATAGACAACCTTCTTGCCTGTAATATCCTCGTGTAGTTTTGGATTCATGCCTACGGTGTAGTTCTCTGTCTTCTCTGCCCATATTGACGGATGATTGATAACACAGCCTACTATTTCTACGCTGCCAATGATAGAGCCAAAAGGCATATTTCCAAACATAGTTTCTTTGGCTATCGTAGTAAATGCTGCTCTTGTCTGTGCATCAGTCAAATTAACGCTAAATTTCCTACCATGAGAACCAGCGGCATGAATGAGAACACGCCCACGAAAATTGGTTTGCCAACTCCGGTTCTCAATGTCCTTGATACCGTGGACTATCAAGGATGCCCACGGTTGTCTTATTGTTATTGCTTTCATTTCTATTTAAGATTTAAAAATTAACCGCCTGTACAAGGGTAAAGTAAAACGGTGCGCACTTCGTTTCTCTCATGGCTTTTAGTACAGTATTAGCACTAACCTTTGCTGCGGGATAGTTCCCGTGGGCGTTCCGATGATTGCCTTACTACTTAAACTAAGGATAGGTAAGCCACGGGATAATATTAATAAGCGTGGTATGGTCGCCCTTCGCCGCCATTTACTTTATACCTATTGAGGACTGGATAGGACGCTTATATATTATTATCATTTGATGGCGGTGCAAGCCCCAAACCTTGCATGCTTACTGATAGAGAAATTTTCGGACCATCTAAATGATATATAAGACTACTTCAAGCCGCTTATCCAATCACCGCATTTCTGCTATGGATAATTCTTGGTTCGTATTTGTTTTCAATAAGTCAAAGAACTAATCAAATGCTCCCTGAAAGGGTTTCGCTCGCTTCTTGCGTAGGTCTGCCTAACAGGGTTATCTCCAGCTACTATCGTAGCATTTTAATGCCGGATTCAAATCAATCAATGCTTGTCTAAAATTGTTAGCGGGTTTGGGATAATCTACATATTGAGGATCAACCTGAGCTTTATACTCATCCATTTTCAAACTTGCATCCACCCAAGCATCTTTCAAAGCCTTAGCAAAAGAATACCACTTGAAAGCCTTATTCTGCTTCATGTAAACCCAAGCTCTTTGCATGATGGCTTTCATATTGTATTTGCCATCTTTAACCAGTTTGTAATCTCTTGCTTTCATCTTTCGAGAAACTTTATTATATCAGATTTACGGTACCTTCTACGATGTCCTACTTTCGTATATGGAATATCACTATGCATCACATAGCTTATTGACATGTTCAAATGTATAGCAACTTGTTCTGGGGTAAGCCATTCATCTGATTCTTCCGTGATAGCTTGCGAAACATACAATTTCACATCTTTACGGATAAGCTTGTACAACTCTTCAGCAATTATGCGACATTCGTTGCGTGTCATTTTCCCACCGCTATAATGGTTATCGTCAAATCCTTCAATGAGTAGGAACATCTGTATTTCTTAACATCCTGTGGCTTGTCACTTGAATGGGTTAATTGATAAGCATATGTATGCGCACTTTTCAAAGCCTCGTAGGTATCCATGTGGAAAGTCATAGAACTTCCTGCCTTTATACCCAAAATATCCTTTTTACTCACTTTTTTCATATTATTTCTATGTTTATTTAGATTTTATATGTATTTTATTTGCAAATAAGAAAGCTTACGACTATATTTGTCTTTGAAAATGTGTGAGACTTGGAAAAGCCATCACTTTCTTTTTGCATGTACCAAGTTTGTTTGTTTATTGGTTGATGATGCAAAGATAGTCCTATTTATTGTACCAACAAAGAAAATGGTATTATTTTTAGGACTATTCAATATGTTATAAAACACATTTTTAGTAATTTGTTGATTTACAATTGATTATGGAGAATATAGATAAATATAAAGACTGGATATTAAAGCTGGCAGAGGAAGAGTACTTCGTTGAGTTCAAGGAGTATTCATCAGAGCAAAAGGCTCTTTGGAGGTATTTATTCGGTATAGTAATGAAAGATGGGTATGTAAAGGATAAATGGAAAATCAGAGCAGGGATATTATTGTCATTAACGGACGATGGTGAGGTTTTCTTGCTGAATGGAGGGTATTCCAGACAGACGAAAGATTACAAGAAAGAAAAAGCCATCGAAACAATCAAGTCGATGGCTAAGGATTCAATCATTGAAATATTCGGCAATATCAAAGTCTGACATGATTCTGCGGTAATCGTCTTTTGACAATGAGTATTTTTTGAGCCTTTTATCGAGAAGCTTGGAACTATAATCCTGTACCTTCATCATGTTTTGAAGCCCTTCGGCTATAAAACGGTTGAAAACCTCGTCCTTCACAGGTGTTCCGTCCTGGTTGAATGATACTCTCTTTTTAGGAAATAATTTGTTGAATGGATTTTTCATAATGAATGATTTTAAGATTTGGATATAAAAGTCAGTAAATTCCCTCTGTCAGTAGTGGATATTACGAGATCGTTATTACTCATTATGCAAAACAGTTCTTCGCATATGAAGTTGGCAATTTCTATATCAGACATTCCATTAGCATGACAAAGGGCTAATGATGACAACACAATTGAAAGGGGATTAGGTAATGTTATGCCATTCACCGTACATAATTGATGATTAAGTTCTTCTTTCATAATTCGTTCTTTGAAATATTGTACAATCGGTTAATATGGGAAGATAGAGGATGTTCGTAATATTGGCAATTATGTAGAGCTAATGAACGTTTTGTATTCTGTCTCTCTTGATCAGACATATAAATATTGTTCATATAGACCAACAAGGTATTATGCATTTCTTCTTCATTATATATGATTGCTGGTTTTTCTCCTATTGGAGTCCAATCTGATATAAATTCGTTCTTTGACATGTTTACAATCGGTTATTTAATAATTATAATCTTATAGATATTGTTATTTAATCAAATAAACGTCTCACTCGGTAAAGGTGCTGAATGCTGCATAGTTTGCCCTTTAGAGGGCTTTACGCCTTTTGGCTATTAGCAGCATTCAAACAGTCATCGCTCGTATAAAGTACGCCGTTTTTAGCTGGATGGCATTAACAAGTTACCATCTTCCCGGACTTTTCGCTTACTTGTCGCTGTGAAGGCACTCCGGTTTCGTTCGCCTCTCGATTTCTCACACCCCACGCAGTATCGAGTTTAGGAGTACAACCCTCTGTCTCTCTGCTTACGCAGCCTACCGCCGATTGTACAACTGGATATAAATAAAATATCCGCTTCATCTGCACATGAAACGGATATCTATATATGTTAAACCTCTTTCGAGGAAAGTTTAACCAAATTTGTATCGTAGCACGTGCAGGTGTTACGGGTGCAAATATAGTCCTAATTTTGGGACTACAAAAGAAAATAGGAGTTTTTTTATGAATGATGTGACAAGAAGGTTTATAGAAACCTATAAAGAAATGGGGCTTACTGGATATAGAATGGGGAAAGATTGCTCTTCTATAACTAAGCAGAAAATATCAAATATAGAGAACAATCTAACAGAAGCCAGCATTGATATGGTGTCTAATTTTTGTGAGATATATTCAAATGTCAACGCCAACTACATTCTTACCGGGAAAGGTAGTATGTTCTTGAATAATGATGAATTGTCGTCATCTACAGACGTCGGAACATTCGGGCTTACCTACGATGAATTGGCAAGGCTATACGAAACAACCGTATCACGTTATGAAAGGCTCATTGAAAATATGAAGATGAAGTTTGAAACTCTTGAGCATGCGTTTGTAGATGTAAAGGAAACGTTTGATAGAGAAAGTGCATAAATGATAGAAAAGCCCATTTACATGAAGCCTTTCTATCCAGGCTAAAAGTAGTT